GTTATGGTACACGTCAGTATGTAGACATTGTACATAACTGGAACCTTAGCAACCTGAACAATTTTCACCTCGAACTGGTAGATCGCGCTCTTGATAGCACGGGAACAAACGTTGTGTACTATCGTTCAGGTCTAAACACTATATGGGGTGGAGCATTGGGCAACCAAAAGTTCCGCAACATTCCACACTGGGCTGCCGTAGATCGTAACACTATTCGTGTATGGGCTACAATGAGCCGTCAAAAACCAACTGAAATGCGATTCCGATACACATTGGTAGAGTTGTAATGGCATCAGACATCATGACATTGTATCCGTACATGAATGGTCGGAATGTTCCGATCACTGATGCTAACGTATTGCTTGTACCATTTAACGGTACGATAACGTTTAAGTGGGGTGTAGAGCAGGCTGGGACAAATATCCCAACTTGGTACATCATTACAGCTAATGGGCGTTGGGGAGGCCAAACGGCTGATCACTACCCAATCATTGGCATCGTTGATTCTCTCCCACTAGCATACAACACATACGCTACATATGCAGCAATGGTTGCAGCAGCTCCAGGTTTGACGGCTGTAACAGCACTAGCCTCAACAGCGTCAGCCATTACGCCTACGTATGGGCGCGTAGGAGCCGATTACTATATCCTGATTGAGACTAGTGATGGTAAGGTATGGGTTCCAATCAAAACTCGTACAGCTGCAGGTACAGCCACAATTGACGGTGTATTGTGTAACGTGTTTACAGCTCAATTAGCTGTTGCCAATGTTCCTACCTATCGCGGAGAAGCCATGTCCGCAGACGAGGTATTTGAACTATGCTGGGCAGCTAATGGTCGTCATGCTGATGATTGGGATGCAATCTTCAAGCTTACTCCAGCTGGGGTAGAACTGCATGAAGACATTTTTGATCGTACAGAGCTTAATACCCGTGTTGCTGGTGAGAAAGCGTTTTACGAAGATGAGTTTGTTACAGCTTCACAAATTGAAGCAGGCAAAAACATTAATCTATGGTATCGTGACTTAACGGGTGCAGTGCCGTTGTCTAGCTACGCTACAGTAGCATCTCGTGCAGCTAACATTATTATTGAAGTACAGTACACAGTCAAAGGTGCCTTGGAAACAAGCAGCATATACTTTGACAGTTCAACATTTAATGACAACGAGCTTGTATTCCAGGATCGTCCTGAATACCACGATATACCTGAAGACAGCATTCTACCTATCAAGTTTGAGCTTACACAAGGCACAAACGTTCAAGCGTACGCGTATAACAACAATCTGTATGCAATAGGCGTAGACTCAAACCCTCGTCCTATGCTGGGCTTAGGGGATGAGACTGTCAACTTTGTGGAGTTCCAAAACTCTGCTACGGTACAATTCACCGTCACTGGAGCCTATAAGCAAATCCCGACTCCGCTAGGCACTGTTACTCGTAAAGGTATCACTATCAATGCCACAGGATTGTCGAGCTACGACTGGGACATTGGTGCTGATGTAGGATCAAATATCACGATCAATAACGGCTACATTGTCGAGTATAATGGCATCAACAACGTCAAAACAACCGTTAGCATCAACCCATTCAATCCAGCGGAGATCATTCTTACCATTGATAGGCCGTTGCAGATACGTCACAATGGTGCTGCTATTGGTGGAGCTAATACAACCAATATCAATTTTGTTGACCAGGATGTATTTAACCAGTGCGATCCAGTTCCATGGCAGCATGCACGTGTAGTTGTTACTGATCGTGAACCAATAGTTGCTGGCAATCTTAATGGTACACGTGACGTAGAGCATTATTTCCCAGCTAACCACGGGATTTACAGCCGTCACTGGTATGCTGACTACAATCCAGCATCAAATGCACGTACTCTTGGATGGACAGGCGCAGCCGTATTGGACTCGTTGTTTGTACCTATTTACAAGTATGAGACTGTTCCTGCCATCAGCGACAGCATTGTCAATGACGCAGCGTGGATACACGAGGAAACATTCCTTACCCCTAATTTTAACCCAGCAATCCAGGATAACACACAAGACGTACAAGTATTATGGCCTGGAATATATTTGGTTGATATTAGCATTGAAGGGATTATGGGGCTTAACGCTCCTACTGCTATTAATCCAGTAGTTCACCCAAGTATCCATGCCTTTATCACCTGCTCAGGCGCATATAACAATCCTAAAAATGGTATCTTTGATAGTATTGGATCATTCCAAATACGTGATTTTGTACCACCAGGTGTATTGCCAGCGCAGTACGTACAAGTTTACAATAGCAGGCCATGGTCAATCCGAGGACAAAGTATTATCCAGATTGGAACAGGTGGAGGCGGAGGCCGTATCAAGCCTTTGCTAACGTACAACCCTGGCACTGGCGAAAACCGCTTTTTCTTCCAAGTATGTACCGTATCTACGCGCATTCAAAAACTCGCTGGCTTGGTAGACTTTTTCGCTCCAGATACAACCCTGGTGCATGGTAACTATGACGCCGTAGGTCAGCAGCTACCAGCCAACTTCCACACAATGGACTTCAACGGAATCTAACACCTTATAACTCAAAGACTTAGCTATGACAAACAAACAAGTAAACGGTCAGCTAACAACAGCTAACCCAAACAAAGATGGCACAACAGGTGCTTACAGTACCCTTGTAACAGGCACAGCCAATGGCACTAAGGTCAATCAAATTGACATTACGGCTCTCAATACGACAACGTTGGGTATGATCCGTATGTTTATCAATGATGCGACAACAACTAGGTTGTACCGGGAAATCCCAGTGCCTATTGATCCATCAACAGCTACTGATCCAGGTTGGACAACATCAGTACGCCCAACAAACCTTATTTTAACTACGTCGCAAACACTCAAGCTTTCGACAGAAAAGTCTGAAGTATTTGACGTCGTAGCTTCGGTGACTGAGTTTTAAGTTTGCATAGTCGCATAACGCTACGCAGATTGCGTTGAAGGAGTTACTATGCCTACGCTACGTTTTGGTCGAGCTTCGATCTCGACAGCAAATACAAATACAAACGGTACAGGTACAATTACTGATTTGGTGGTTGGATCTGCCAATGGTACCCGTGTAGACATTATTGTTGTACAAGCAACAGCAAACACTACACAGGGTATGATTCGTTTGTTTACATATAACGGGTCAACTTGGGGACTTGTACACGAAGAGCAAGTAGCTTCTGTTCAAGGAAGCGCCGTAACTCCTTTATTTCGTACGACTTTACGACTGCCAGCTATCAACATCGGCAACGGTCAGAAGCTAGGCGTATCAACTAACAATGCTGAGTCATTCGTCGTAACGGCAATGGCTTATGATTACTGAGGTCCCCGATGGCAACTAAGTTTCATCGTGATTACAAGCCATTTCTTATTGCTGGAACAGCTGCACAAAAAGCACTGTATCACGAAAAGGAGTTCCGCAATATCCTTGTTGGTACGGCAAACCAGCAAATGTCAGCACATTATGACACAAGTCGATGCGTAAACGGTCTTTACTACCGTTTTATCGTTCCTTGTGCTGTGCAGCAAATGGGTGTTGCTATTCAGATTGTGCCATTGCAGGACGCTAACAATAACTGGCCTTCTCTAACATATACCATTAAAGCAACACTTGACGGCGTAAACTATCAAGCATTGCCAACAGCTGTTAGTGGTACAATTACTAACACACCTGGTACAATCCACGGTTTGACATACCCTTATTCAGGATATGCAATCGAAGTAACAGGCAGTTCTAATAATGGCTATTTCGCCGTAATTGCATCGGTCTAATATGGCAGACTATCAAGGCATATTCAGTAGTGGTGGTAGTAGTGTTCAGACAATTGGTGCTGGCACTAACATTCTTGTAGACAATACAAACCCAAGTAATCCAGTCGTATCCGTAACTGGTGTTGCACTAGCATCTCATACACATGATGCAGCAGCTATTATTACTGGTACGATTGCAACTGCTCGACTAGGTAGCGGTACTGCATCATCATCGACATATCTTAAAGGCGATCAAACGTATAGCAGTCTAGATGCTAGCCATATTACCGTAGGTACTGTAGCAACAGCTCGTCTTGGTAGTGGTACGGCAAATAACACGACTTTTCTACGTGGCGATCAGACATGGCAGACAATCACGGGTGGTGTAACTGGATTTATTGGATCGCAAAACACAGCAGCGCCAAATGCCACAGTCAATGCTTCGCGCTTGCTTGTTGATGCAGCATCTGCAAACGCAGACGCAGTTATTCAGCCAAAAGGAACGGGAGCATTTCTTGCTCAATTACCAGACAGCACTATTACTGGTGGAAACAAACGTGGTGCTAATGCTGTTGATTTGCAAACAGTAAGAAGCGCTGCAGGACGGGTTGCTAGTGGAGCTGCATCAGTTGTGGTTGGAGGCCAAGGTAACGCTGCTGGATCAGCACAATCAGTTACTGTTGGCGGATTAAACAATCAAAATTTTGGTTCTTGGGCTGGAATTGTAGCTGGACAAAATAACAGCTGTAATACCAATTATCAATTTATTGGTAGTGGACTTAATAATTCAACATCATATCAAGCAGAATACTCTGTTGTTGTAAGTGGTTCATCAAACCAAATCGGTTCCGTTAACTCAACATCATATGGTTTTGTTGGTACTGGAGTATCAAATACTGCAAATCAATGGCATGCCACAGTATTAAATGGCCAACAAAATACTGCCAATGGTCAATATGCTACTGTTATTAATGGCAATCAAAATAGTGCTAATGATAATGTGACTATTGTAGCAGGTTCAAACAATAGCGCTTCAGCGTCCCCAAGTGAATACGGAATGATTGTTGGTAAACTAAATTATATCAACAACAATGGTGGAATAATGTTTGGTGTATCGGGTAGCACCACAACAAACCATCAACGTGTGTATAGTTCTGGTAGTGCGAGTGGACAGTCTGGCGTACAACAGCAAGCTGACAACCACTTGTATGTGCAAACAACAAATGGTTCAGCGGTAAACATGACTATCGGAGGAGCGGCTCTCAGTGGCACAACATCCATAGCCGTGCCATTGAACAGTGCATTTTTCTTCAAAATTTATGTTGTCTGCAAACGTACACCTACTAGCACTGCTGATTTTGGTGCGTGGGAAATCACTGGTATGGCAACTAATTTGAGTGGTACAGTAACGTTGTATAATGTAAACACAAACCTTATTCACCGCTCAAATGGTGGATACAGTGCAGCAGTTGCAGCTGACAGCACAAACGATACAGTCAACATCCAAGTAACGGGCGTAGCAGGTCACACAATCAACTGGTCTGCATACGCTCAAACAATTGTTTCAGCAACACCATAAACAACTATGCAACTCCAAACACCAATTAAACCAGTAGCTACTAGCAAGCCAGCAGTAACAGCAGTATGTAATTATGTGCATATTCAATTTGGCCTAGGCGATGAGTACGCTAATGCTTGTATTATTTTGCTTGATCAAGAAGGATCGCAACTATCAATTGAGCAAGTAAAGTTTACCGAAAATGAACTGGCTGACTGGGGTACTGATGATACGTTTATCATCAACCTCGCCCTTGCTAAGCTTGGCTACATCCCAGCGTGATATGCAAGATCAGTTTACTAAATGGATGCTGGGTATCTCAGCAGCTGTAATTGTAGCTATGGGTGGTGCATTGTTTAGCACTATCGTAGCTTTGCGTGAAGACATGGCAGTAATCAAGACTAACCTTGCTGACATGCGCGAAACAGTAACAAAGCTAGACATTCTACAATCGCAGGTATCTGATCATGAGTACCGAATCCAATGGATCGAACGACGAGATCCTGATCACACGGGCACCGTTAAAGGACGTTTTATTGCGTCCGATACAGTGGGCTCGCGATAAGCATTATCCTGCTATTCCGTTAGAAGTACCTGTTGTTGACTATCGTACCTTTGGGGAACGTGTTGTTGACAAGGTAGAAGATGTATGGCAAACAACTAAATTGGTAGTGGTGCTAACACCATACCTATTCACTATCATCAAGGGTTACGTTATGAAGGACTGGAAGACCACCATTTCTGGTATTGTCAAGGCTGTATTTAGCGTATTGACAATCTTCGGAATCAGCACAGGCCATGTTACTGAGGCGCTTATTACAGCGTTTCTGGCAGCTGGAGCCGAAATTGTGCAGTCATACTTTACGCCAGATAAGAAGTGATAAACGGGGGCTTAGGCCCCCTTACTTTTTTAGCCTATGCAAAACAAACAGTTCCGACTTAGTCCCGATGAAGCGCAAATGCTTCAAGAATTTAGGCATAACCAAAATGCTTCTAAGCTCGCTAATATCAGCCAAAAGCTAGCTGATAAGTTCCAGCCTAAACGCCTTTCACAAATCCTTGAACTTGAGGATGTAGACGACATTGCGTTGCCTACAATGCATGACGAAAGTGCTAGCCCTACCATTATTGAGGCTAACCGTATTGGCATTATTAATGACCTCCATGTCCCAGTATGCGATACAATAGCCACAGGTGCAGCCCTTAAAAAGCTTAAGACCCTGAACATTGACGTATTGGTAATCAATGGTGATTTCCTTGATAATACCAATCTGACAAGACATGGTAAAGATAGCCGTACGTATTTGTACCGCAAGGAGATCGAATGGGCTAATGAGACCCTCGATGCTATTGCACAGTACTTGCCAGGCGTAAAGATCCACTACGTGGCTGGAAATCATGACGAATGGGTATCTCGCTTTGCACGTAACAATGGCTTTGCCAACCTCGATGGTGTATTTACCGTCCCAGGATTGCTTAACCTTGAAAGCCGTGGTATTGACTATCATGACAACGGAATGGGTATTGAGTGGGGTAAGCTTACCATTATCCATGGTCATGAGATTAAGCGTGGGGGTAAGTACGTAGCTGCTAACAAGCTATCCTATGCTAAGAAGTCTATTGCCTTTGGTCACCACCATATCCGCCAGACATGGACTGAGCACGACCTACAACGCAAAACAAATGCAGCTTACGCCATTGGATGCCTTTGTGGACGTACTCCTGAGTGGAACCGCTATAACACGTACAACCAAGGCTTTTTCTTTGCCGAAGGGGATTCTGACGGCAATTTTGAAGCAACCAATTACCTCATTGAATCTGGTAAGGTATATACGTGAAAGACCTTACGACGATACCAAGCTCCTTTAAGCTAGGTGGTAATACCTGGCGTGTCAAGCGTGTAAAGCTTAAGGATATGCACGGGGACTGCAACTATAACAGCTGCGTTATTAGGGTGGCTACCCATATTAACGATGTACCCCAAAGCGAAAAGCTTCAGCTACAAGCCTTCCTCCATGAATGGGCTCACGCCATTTTCTACACAATGGGTAGGGGGGTACAAGAGAACCTTGTGGCAGCCCTTGAGCAAATGTTGTACCAATCCATTACAACGTTCAAGTTCCCTAAAAAGTGAACTGAATAATGTAAATTGCATTATCAATTTCCAACCATTATCATTGAGGCGTTATGAGCACAGAGACAACCACCCCTGAAACATTGACAGAAGAGCAGCGTGCTGAGCAAGCTACTCAAATGTTGGCATCGTACCTGCAGTATTTGCAGTCAACGTACAATGTCAATATTGTTCCAGGACGTTTTGAACTACGGTGTGTCCCGAATTTTATTGAACCAATCCAACCTCAAGAAAATCAAGAGGTTACTGAAACGGAGTAAGGTATGGCTGTTCCATTGATTATGGCTGGTGTTGGTGCAGGACTTGGTATTCTGCAACAATTCATGGGTCAAGGTAAAACACAACGTCAACGCATTGAAGAACAATACAACACAGATGCGTATGGACGTCTTCTTCGTGCAGACGAAGCTAACCAAGCACTTAGCCCAATGGCAACAGCACGGGCGCAACAACAACAGATTTCACGGGGTATGGGGGCTGCTCAAGGGGCAGCTCTCAACGCCGTTGCTGGTGGATCTGGTGACTTTGCTAACGCAACAGGTCAAGGTATTAAGGCTAGTCAAGCAGCTATGGCTGCATCTGCACCATACTCGCAAGCTATGGCTGATACCTATGGGCAAGCACAGCAAGCACAACAACAAAAGATCCAGCAATCAGAAAGCCTAGGACGCTCTATTGCGGATTTGTCTAATCAAGTCTCGTATGTCAACGAGCAAAAAGCAAATCCTTTTGGCAACATCTTGCAAGGCATTCTTGGGGGTGTTAACACAGCCACTAACATCTATAGCCTTATGAACCAAGCAGCACCTAACACAGCAGCTCCAAGAAGCGTACCACTACAAAGTGCTGAAAACACTCCGCAACAAGCAGCAGAGATACAACAAAAGGCTTTTATCGAACAAGTAGCTAAGCAAAAGCGTAGCCCATTTATGAATTTGTTTGGTGGTCAGTCAGGCGTTCCAGTTATTAACTTTCTTGGGAACCGATAATGCCACAGCAATTTGTTACCCAGCCAGCACCACCGTCAGCTTCTGACAATATGGAAGCTTTGTTTCTCAACCTAGTTGAGAACGTAGCTTACCGTCGTGCAAAACAAAATATGAAGGTAGCGCAAAAGCAGGATCTTGAAGCTAAGATGGCTGCTGGATTGTTGCCTAAAACAGAGATTACAGTAACCGATGAAGGTTTTCAGTTTGCTGGCGAAGATAGTCCTATGGACCAGAGCGCTGCACGAGAAGCTTTTTATCGAGCTGTTGGTGGTCTTGATCCACGTGATGATAAAAGTCGCGGTGGCTTTACACAAGTCCGAGAAGAAATGGTTCCAGGACAAGCTGAACAGTTTGCTGCCCAAGTTGCACAAGCGCAAGGAGCAGCTGCTGAAGCTATGCCTGAAGACATGGACGCATTGCAGCGTGGTAACTTTGCTGTAGCATCAGCACTTGCAGGAAACATTGGTGCAAAAGCAGCTACACCACGCACTATGCCACAGCCACAGTTGCCATCACAAAAATATGGCGATGGTGCTGTTCTTAATCCTAATGGCAATGCACTAGAACAGCGAGCAGCTCAACGACTTTTACCTTTTCCAGCTGGGCAAGGAGTAGCAACACGTACGTTGCCTATGCCTACTATTGATCCAAATGCACCAACCCCAATGGTATTGCATAGTAGTAACGCATCGGGTACAGGGGCAGCAAGCATTGGTTCAAAAGCAAGTGAGTTACCACCAACACCTACAAGTCTTGGTGCTATGTTGGCAAACAAAATTAGATCAGCTAAGCCTGTAGCTACCCCAACCAAAATAGAAACACCTGCACCAGCTCCTGATACAAAAATCAGTATGACAGAAGGGGCAGGACAAAAGTGGAAAGGTGCAGGCAAAATCGATGTTGAAATGGAGCGTGGTGGTTTTGAAACACAGATGCCGACTGTTAGCGAAAAGACAACGATGGTACAGTCAGCGCAGTATGACGAAATCAAACGTTCAATACCTAAGTTAGCTGGATTGGCTGCACTTGAAAACTACGGTAATCAAATCATGATGACCCGTGGGTATAATACTGGCGCACCTATGCAAGAAACATTTAGTGGATTGCTGACACAGCGTGTTGCTGATTTGAAGCGTTGGGAAGAAGCAGCTACAAAGTCTGGTGTTGCTACTACGCTTGAAAAGCAATCAGATCGTCGCACCAAGGTTGAAGGATCAAAGAATAAGCTGGGTGTAATGCAATCCGAGGAAATGAAGACAGACATCCGTGTTGGTGGCGCAACTCTTAATGCACCATCTCCATCACCTGCAAGTATCATCCAAGCTAATTTGCCATCAACAGAAGCTGGTGCGACAACACAAATTAGTTATGATGAGCGTGGTGTTAAGCTGACTGGCCCTGTGTCAAATTTGGCATTCCGATCAACAGGCGATTTGCGGTTTACTGAAGGTAATGGGCTTGTCAATGTATTGAAACTGAAAGCCGATCAAGCCAGCAAACTTGGACGTGGTAACTACAACGTTAAGATTCTACAGCAATCAGGTGGGCAACCACAAATGGTACAAGTACAAACACCAACGGGTGCTATTACTCTTACGTATCAAGCTGGACTAGAAAAATCAGTCATTAAAGATGACAAGGGTAATGTAATTCAGACTCACGGCTGGAAGGTTGAAGCACCAACAGGTATGGAGCTGGCGGAACTGCAACGATTTACTGGGCATAACATCACTGGTGGTAATAAGTAATGGCTAAAAACCGTAACAAGCAGCCTCAAAACGATTTTACGTTTGGCAATATTCCAGGTACAACAACAGGGGGAAGCGCAACACCAGCGCCTTCCTCTTCTCCGTTTGATCAAATACCAGGCACAGTTAACGTGCCAATGGAAAAGCCAACCGTACAATTCAAAGAATCACCCTTTGAAAATGATCCAGCTAAAAAGCAACAGCACGAAGATTGGAAACGATATTCAGCTGCTGCTAAAAGTGCGACAATTCCAGATAAGGATGCTGGCATCCGTGCATCAATGGCCCGCAATGGTATCGTTGATATGCGTATGCAAGAGCTTACTCTTAATGGCGCTACCGAAAAACTGAACGCTTATGCACGTAGCAAGAATCTAGCTGGATACGACGAAAAGACTGTAGCCGAAGTTATTAAAGAGCAAGGTCTTAAGCTGCCTAATATGGATGAGGCTGATCTATATGATCTAGCTAAAATGGCTAATGAACGTCGTGGCGCAGAAGATGCTCTTGATTTAATGCGTAAGAATTACGGTGTTAAGGATAACGTAACAAAGGCACGTACACAAAAAGCTCAACAAGAAACCAAAGCCAACGAAATAAATAGTGATTGGGTTAAGACCCAACTGACCCCTACCCCTATCAAACGAGTACTGGGACCTCAAGGTGTACCACAAAATACTGGTCGTCCAGAAACAGGTGGAATGCCAGCAAGTCTCGAACAGCGCAAGCCTGAAGAACCTAAGTATGCGTTTACACGTGCTGATCTTAAGCGGACCCCTGAGTTTAAGCTAGAGCAGCGTGACGATCAGATGGCGGATAAGCGTCCTGAGTATGTAGCTGTACCATTTCAGTACAAGGGCGTAAAGCTTGGCAGTGACGGTATGCCTGAAGGTAGTATGCAGGTAAGCTCTGTGATGGTTCCTAGCACGATGCTGGGGGATACAGCAGCACTTAATAAAGTTGCAGAACAAGAAGCTAAGTCAGCTGAGTTTGTTAGTGAATTGTCGCCTCTTACGCAATTGCCTATTAAGCCAATAGCGTATATGGATGATAAAGATGGTGAGGAAACATTTACAGGTGACTATGAAATTGGGGATATTTCCCAAACATACCGTCAACTTGACAATGAGTTTCTCAGCAAGTTTACAACAGCTCTTCTTACTGACAAGTATTTGACAGGTGATGACAAGGTAGGTCTTGATGCTGCACAAGGTTTGGCCTTTGACCTGCTTAAGTACATGAAGTCACAGTCGGTAGATGATGGTATTGCTGATGTTATTGCACAGTCAGTGGACGTTGACTCATGGCGTCCATTAACATCGTGGTCTGGAGCAGTAGACGACTACGTATTGTCGCGAGTAAAAAGCCCAAATGTTAAACGTGTCTATGATGCGTTTAAGCAGCGTTACCAGCAGCTTGAACAGCTAAACGGAGCTAAACGTTTCTATGGTAAGAAATTGCCAAAGGAGTTGTTTTCCAGCGAGACAGGCGCTGTAGCAGCTCGCACAACTGCTGGTGGCGTAACGGGCTTATTCCGAGGTGCGTTAGGTTGGATCAGTAAGTTGCCTGAACGTTTGGCTGATGCAGATGAAGCTCGCACTGCACGTATGATAAGTGGTATTAAAGGCCCACAATCAGACTATTCACAGCTAGAACAAGAAGACATGTTATGGCGGTTTATTGTTGATCTTGGTACTGGACGAGAATCAATTGATCCAGCCTATGCAACAAATGACCCAGTATCGGTGCCTAATGTAAGTGAACTTCGTCAGCTTTTGCCACAGGCTATTGCTGATAATGAACGAGCTAAGAGCAAACCGAACCTTGACGCAGCAGCCAAAGCACAAACAACTGTAGGTACCGATACATTTATCGAACAAGTAATACCAGCAGTCACCCAGCTCATTGGTTCTATGTATGCTGGACCATTTAAGATTTCGTCTGGCACAGTAATGAAAGCCAGTTCGTTTCTTCGTACCAGCAAGGTAGGACAAACAATTTTGGGTAGCAAGTATATGCAACAGTTGGGTCAGACGTTGCATGGCCTTGGACCTAATGTTATTCCTAACGTACAAGCAGCTACAGAAATGGCAGCCACGATGAGTATGGCTCACCTGCTTGAAACGTTCCCTAATGCTAACCCTGAAGAGCTTGAGCAATCAGCTATTAGTGGCGCATTGTTCCCAGTTGTAGGTAATCTGATTACGCAGCGTGTATTCATGCCACTCGTAACAAAGTGGAAGTCTGTACAAGGAGTGCTAGAAAATAGCAGTACACGTGCCGCGTATATGGATAACCTCATAACAAAGTATGGGGAACAAAAAGGCATGGAAATCTTTACCAAGTCCTATGATGCCGCTCGTGTACAGAAAGAACTAGCCTATGCCATGGGGAACACATTTGGTAACCCAGTACAGGGTGCTATTGTAGCGAATCTTACAGGTCAGGAATATGATGGCGTAGCGTTTGTACTTGATGCAGTAATGGGTCTAGGTGCTAGTGGTCATTTGGCTAAGACCATCCGTGGTTTTAACCGTCCACTTGATGCACGTGACATCCAAAGCTTTATTCGTGCGCGTGAAACAGAAGAAGCCATTGCAGATGCTAAACGCTTTGCGCGTGATATGCAGGGCAATACAAGCCCTATTGCTGACGAAGCCAATGCTAAGGTGGTTGAAGACATTGCGACGGATTCTGAGGCAACTATGGCTACTCCGGAGGATGCCCAGGTTGCGCGTGAGACTGGAGAAACGATAGAGAACATCGACCCACCAACAGATGAAGAGCTAAACGAACAATACACCAAGGGCTATGAAGAGCTTTTGCGTGAACGTTTTGATGCTGACCGAGCTGTTTTGGATGTACGAGCAGGAGAAGCTACGCCAGTCAAGCTGTCGGAAATGACAAGTCAAGAAGCATTCGCTGATGGGTTCTCCGATATTCAGCGCGAAGCTCTTAACCTTATCCATCGTAACGCTCCAGATACAGATGTCATTTACCATCCAGGGCCAAACACATTTTATGATACTGGCACAGGAACAATTTACATTAGCGAAAGTTTGCGGGGTACGGAAGGGGAACGCAATGCGTTGCTCCACGAAGGTATCCATGCAGCTACTGTAGAGACACTACGCAAAGACCCAGCATTCCGCGATCAGATTCTATTGCTCAAGCAGAAGATTGAAGAGAGCTCATTGTTCCAAAAGTGGATGAGCAAGGAAGAAAACTGGGAAAAGGCTTTGTACATGATGCAAAGTCCTGAAGAGTTTATTGCTGGTATCGTTGATAATGTCAATGGTGTTGCTGATGTTATTATGCAAGAGTCGCAAGGCTTTGGACGTCGCACTATCGATACGATCAAAGGAGCATTTAACCGCGATGCAATGACAAACACAGACGTATTTGAATCTGTGCAAGATGTATTGCGAGCATTCCCACGCATGGAGGTGGTAAAGACTGCTGACCCACAACCATTTGGTGCAATCAATGATACGTTCGCTCAAGCTATGGGCGATCAGCAGCCACAAAACGCTGAGCTATTTGATCAGTTGACAAATGGTTTGGGCATTGATTTTATTCTGGATGATCATGAAACATTGGTTGACCCTGACAGTAACCTTGGTCTATTCAAGGACTTAGCAAAAGCAATTAACCTAGCTTCTGAATCGGTCGATAAGAATCAAGCACGTACTAATAGCATACGGTTTATCGATAATCTGAGGCGTTATGGTATTGAAGATGAAGTAGGGTATAAGTTCATTACTGATGGCATTACTGAAAAGTATGCTGACTGGGATAATCTTACACCGCTACGTAAGTCTGAGATTTTGTTGCAAGAAAGTAAGAAGCTTGTAGCTGATACAGGCATTGTAAGCAGATTGAAGGCATTGACCAAAGAGCGTGTAGATTTCGAAACAGATCTGCCAGCTTCAGAGATTGCGCGTCGTGATACGATCTCAATGCGTGATTTGTCTACAGTACTTGGCATGAAGAGTGTCAAGCGTTTGCAAAAGTGGATTAACGCCAACTTTGAAAAGCCTGAGTTTATCATGGACACGATAAACAAGGGTATTGACAAGCGCATTGACGACCTGTTTGGTCCTGTTGAAGCAGACAGTGAAGTGCTGGCTGATAACACCGAACGGGAAGCAATGATCAACTCGTTCCGGGAAAAAGCCAACGAAGCTGTACGTGCTTATATCTTCAACAACCATAACATGCTGCCAGTAACTCCTTTGGAATTGAGCAAGGATGTTAATGGCAAGGTATATCTAAATGCTATCGAGTCTAAGGATGGCGTAAGTGCAGCCACAGGTCGTAAGCTTATAACGGCTATTCAGAATCCAATACCAATGTTTCGCCGTCTTAAGAACATTGCAGAAGGACTCAAGACATCATCATCTGGCAACCCTTACCGTGTGTATAAAGACAAGGGTATTGATGTATTGATTGACCAACTAACTAATGTTAAAGTTGGTGTGGTTACTGACAGTAAGATGTTGGAAAATCATGGCTTTATCAAGAATAGCGCCAACGTATCTGATGTCTTTCTCAATGATGTAAAGCCAGGATGGTTCTTTTTGCCAGGCACAGCCGAAGGCAATATGTGGCTTGACTTGAGCAGTTTGTTTACAGGCAAGCTCCACCCTAACGCACTCAAGCTTCTTACCCAAAAGGTAGAAACAATCAACCTCGTTGACTATCTTGACAGCGAGCAGACATGGGGTAAGCCAGGTGGCAATGCAGCAGTACCTCGTGTATTGTCAGCCTTTGATTTGTGGAAGCTTGTAGACATGGCAAACAAGGGAGAATACTTTGATCTTGCTGATCCTAAGACAAGTATTCTCAAAGGATTGTCTAATGACATTTATGATGCTACAAAGCAAGGTAATCCAATTGGTATTGCTAACTGGTTCCAAGCAGCTATGTCAGATGCGCCTACGTTGGCTACGCAAGCTAATGAAGTCATTACCAAGCTTGCTAAATACTATGAAGCTAACGAAGCTGGTGTTAAGCCACAGGTGCGGTATAAGCTTGATGGTGACGGTCGTGAACCACTTGTGTCTGCACTCACTGAGTTCTATCATAAGCTAACAGATTATGGCAATCAAAATACGATCGCCACTAAGCCAGGATCAGATAAGCCAATCAAGAATAATAACAAGTATTACAACGTCGCTATTCAGGCGTCTTACAACCATTATCGTGATGTCGATACCCTTGAGACTATTCTGCAGTCTCGTGGTAAGCTTATTGATCCATTGGATCTAAACAAAGTGGCACCTGAAAATCGTGAAACTGTACGAGCTACATGGAAACAGAAGGGTATTATTCTAGGCGATGATGGTTCTATCAAGCTTAAGCAGTTTATTCTTACTGACGCTTGGGCAGAAGCTAACCCAGAGATTTGGGCTGCTTTGAGCGCACAAGATTTGTTTAAGCAAGAGGTTGATGAAGCGGAGGTAGCGCCAAAAGCACCAGCAAATGTAAAGCTAACTGGCGTACCTGATCGCATGGGAGAACAACGTTATCTTCCTAAAGATCAAGCTAAAGCGGACATGGCAACCAAGTACATTGGTCGTGGATCGCCTCGTAGTAATACCGAGCAGTATGCCAAAGACTTCGGTGAACTAGCTAATACAGGTGTGTATGAAGCTAGCGACGTTGTGTTTGTATCTGCTGAAGGTAACCGCGCCAACCGCATACGACCAAACTTTGATGAAATTAGCAAGGCGGTACAAGCTGGTGCTACAATCATCACCGATGATGCACCTAATAGAAAGCGTGAATACAACGTAGGCGAACGTGACATTGCTGATTATGTAACCAATAATGGTTATGAAGAAGTAGGTCCAGGCGTTTGGAAGCCCGTACCACGCAAGCGGTTAACATCAACTGCTGGTGTTGGCGAACGTAATTGGCAATGGGAACAACGCCGTGGTGAAGAAACGCAACCAAAGCTTAATGAGCTTCGTAAGCCATCGGATCATTTTGATGGTGGTACGCTGCTTATCAATAAGGCTACACATGATTTCTTGGCTGAAGCGTATAACAAATCAGCTAACACTACTGGTGGTCTAAAGTTTGGATACGGTGGTGACTGGATCTGGAAGTCGGCATTGTCTGAGCAATACGATACAGGCAACCCACTTGTTGATACATTTTTCCAGAATCTGCGTGACCGTGGCATTAGCATGGTCGCTATGCAGTCTGCCATCAAGAGCAAGGGTAAAAACTTCCAACGTCAGGATGTACTACGTGAAGGGGCATCAATGCCTACACGGTATGTTTATGACCACAATGGTACGTTGTTAGGTGCGGAAGAAAACGGTCAATACAAGGCACTAACCCCAGAAGAATCTATTGCCCTACATGCTAATGGCAATGTTGATGTACCAGGTGCTATCCGTGAGTATGATCTTGTTGGCGATAACGCTATTGGCTTTAACCACGTAGCTTCAGCCCCTGATGAGAATAGCTTCCGTGGCGTTAGCGTTTCGTTTGACCGTAGTCCATATGTCTATGGTGATCAAGGTGGTGTATTGCGTAAAACAGTCCGTGGTTTGCATTCACGTATAGCTGAGAAATTTGGGCGTACGATCAAAGCTGATAAACTTCTGCTTGCCACTGCACCGTTAGCACAAGATGTTGTTATGAGCCGACTTGAAATGGTAGGCTCCACTGACAAAGAGATTGCAGATGCTATTAATGAAGTCAAAAAGGTTTACAACCATGACAATGGTACAATCCGTAATAAAGATTTGTACAAGTATGTAAAGAGTCTTTTAGCTAAAGCCCAAGAGTCTGAGCCAGGTAGCGATCTATTTGCTACGCCTGAAATCAAGCGTGCTGTTGTACGTGGTATTGAGAATAGCTTGCTCGATGACAACATTGTTGCTGTACGCAATCTTCATCTGCTTGACGCTATCTATGGCAATGTTATCCATGGAGAAAACACACTACGTCAGCGCGTCATCACAAATGAGTTCGACGCATCACGCAAAGCTAAAAGTCTTGGCAAGCTGTTCCGTTTGAACTTATATGTACCAGCCGATAACCACGTTAAAGATGGCACAGACATTTCTCGTATGTGGGCACGTATTGCAGCTGAAGAAGAAGCAGCTAAACTTGAACTGTCTGATGAAGACGCGTTTGAGTTTATCAATAACAAGGTACGTGAGCATGATGACTTTGTTGCCAATGAAGTAGTTGCAAAGCATATACCTGATGGCAAGCTCAAGGCATATGACCAAGGTGTAATCCTTTCGGTTAACGATATTGACGCATACAATCGTCACGTACAAAAGCAACGAGCACAAGGCAAAGACATACCGTACTTACTAATGGGATCTAAGGTTGTAACAAAGCTTAACCCACCAGATGGATTGGATAGCTATTCAGCACGTGTTCTTGTAGGTGCTGATAGCCGTAAAAATACTGGCATTATGGTTAACCACGAGTTTCTTACTCAAGAAATTGGTCGTGACTTTGATGGTGATGATTTTGGTATCCTGTTTGAAAACCCAGATTGGGGTGGCAAGTATCTTGATCTTTGGGATGAACTGGCTAAGCAAGGTTCGCATAAGGGTGATCCAGCCAAAAAGCAAGAGCTTGGTAAAAATTTGCTGGGAATGCCATTCCCTAAAATCCCAGTTGATCAACGTCAACAGACAACCAACAATTTTAATAAGACACAAGAAGCTAACAGTATAGGCCAGGATAAGATTGATCACGGTATTGCTCAGCTTAATACATGGTACGAAGCTTGGGGTTATATCGAAGACATGAATGCTAGTCGCACTAATCCTGTTGTAGAAACTAGTCGTATGCGTTTTACATTGGGTGGATCGCCTGACCAATGGCGCGTCGCTGATGCATATACCAAACAAGCACAGTATGATACATGGGCTGGACTGCCATATCATCCACGCGATGTGTTTTTTGGTAGCCGTGTAATGGACATACAGATTAACATGAGTCCAGAGTCAGCTAACTACCAAGACTTTGTGGATGCTGTTGCTCGGTATAAAGAAACAGGTACAGTTGTTCCGTTGTTGATGGAAGAATTTTACCGTGCTTACAAAAGTATGGTACCGCAAAAATCAGCAGACAGTGTGGTTGGTGCTTTGCCTAGGTACATCAATCAAAACGAGTATGCAGCAGCTAAGTACAACGATACTACCGTGTATGGTGCTGGCATTAATGAAACTATCAAACAGTATGAACAATTACCTGAAGGTATAACACCTGAACTGATTGATACAACTGGTCAGGTAATATCTGATCGCTTACCAGAAAAAACAAAGTTTAAGCGTACACAAGGTAAAGTACTACAAGCAATCCCAACATCGTTAGCTACGTACACTAACCTAGCTAGAAACACATTCAACAATATCCGTTCAGTGTTGCATACACTTAGGTCAAATACTGATGTTAAAGATGAAACGTTAGCCCAACTCAATAAGATAGCTGCAAGCTTTAAAGGATTGTCAGCAGTTGATGCACGTTTTGATTTTGTATCTAACCTGTCAGCTGATCCAATTGCGACAGGCTCTAATGCTATTTTTACTAGCACACCTGATAATCCCAACCACGTAACAAATCAGCTTGTATTGACTGAGATGTTACAGCGTGCCTATGGTCAGTCAAAGACTACTATTGAGATACCAGGTGCTGATGGTGTACGATGGAATATCACAGATGAGTCTGTTGTTTTGCAAACGCCACACGCTGAATATGGCATCGAAGAGATCTACACCAAGGGCGATTACTCCGAAGGTATCAAGCAGTTGATGGAAGAAACTGGGCTGACAGCAGACCAGCTATTCCCTCCACACTTGATCATGCCAGCCGTTATGGACAAGCGCGAAGTGCCATTGCGGAATATGCGCGATGAGCTTACAAAGCTTGGCAAAGAAAATCCAAACTCAGTATTCTTGTTAACCCATGCAGACTTCCAAAACTTCCAAGATGGTTGGTCGCAAGGTTATACGCCTGAACCTAATGTTATTATGGTTAACCGTGGTGGTAGGTCTGATGCTGGCGTAACCAAAGAAATCAAGGACGCTATTGCCCAGCAGACACTAGAAGGCAAGCGTGTTGTATTGCTGAACTGGGGCGAAGCTACTAAGCGCACAATGCCAAACAAGGTAGATCCTAGCATTCTTGATAGCGGTGCTGCTTTGCGTATTGATCGCAATATGAATGAACGGCAACGCACTAAGATGTTGGGTAAGTATGCTGCGTTTATGCAGCCATCAAGCCCTGATATTCTACTTGCTGCTATGAACCAAAAGGTTTCTGTGTTTGAAGATGTCAAACGCAAAGAACCTACAGGCAAAGAGATTGAAGGCTATGATCCTATGCAGTCATTGGATAAGCATTACTATGCTGGACTCCGTGACGTCTATGAAGGTGCAAAGGAAGTAGGTGGTGACGTAACCATTGGCAGTGGTGAAGATATTTTGCAGTCCGTGTATCAAGATGCTGTTTACTATTCTGATGTTAAAGCATTGCACAACATGCAGGATTCGGACTCCATCGATAACATTCCTGGTGTACGCTTTGGATTGTACAACGGTGAAGAAGCTAAGATCGAAGGTTACAAGTTACAGAACCAACGTGCTGGGCGTCTCAATCGCCTAAACAAGTTTGTTGGTAAGCCACTGGCAAATATGTCATGGAAGGAAACAGAAGAAATCAATAGCACAATTAGCGAGTACCTGCGTTCTGAGTTTGGGGAAAGTGCTAACGCTAACGAGTTGTATGATTTTGTGATGTCGGCTATCGACCCACAGCAGTTACGGACTATCGAAGAGGGTCTTTACCGTAAGTACGGTAGTATGACACAAGTCGAGGAGAATGGTGATACTCGTGGTAACAATATCATCCGTGCAAGCAAGAGCTTTTATTTGACTCAAGCTTTGACAGATGCGATGAAGATCACAGACAAACAAGCTAAGGTTATGGGTCTAGTGCCACGCACTTGGTGGGATCGTTTCCAAATCCTTGCCTCACAAGAAGCTGGTGATTTCATTAAGCATTACGCCAAAGACAAGCGCAATCATTCATTGTTTACACCAGTGTCTGAGACAATCGCTGTAACCGTAGACGATGCAGGCAATGTAAGTGAGACAGTAACAAAGAATACTTTAGGCTCACAATACAACCAGCAAATGATGCCTAAATATGCCTCTATGGAAAGCGAGACATATGTACGTCATGGCTATCGCAAGCGCTCTATCAACGCTATCAAGGACAAGATGGCTGCTGACCTTAGCGGTTTGCGTGACAATCTAAAAGATCGTTTTGAGCGTATTGGAGACCCTGGTATCCTTGAAGCAGTACGTGAAATAAGCCGCGTATCAACTGCTGTCGTGCAAGCAACGAGTGTCTTCAATGGTGTGAATGACCCATCGGTCAGTATTAGAATCAACAATAAGATCTACAATGCTGATTCCAATGGATACATCCCAGACAATGAGCTTAATAGCATTGCAGAAGAGATTCTCAACGGTGTACAGCAACCAGAACTTATTCCACAGCAGTACACACGTCAGAACCTAGTCAATGCACTTAAGATTGCAGTAACGGCAAAGGCTCAAAATCAACGATATGCTACATATCAACGTAACATTGCAGCTTCATTGGAAGAATATGTACGTAATCTGTACGAAGAGAATACTCCTAATGAGGTTGTACCACTGAGCGAAGAAGAGTTGGCAGCAGGCATTGCGCCTATGTCAGCCAAACCTGATATTGAAACAACTGAGTTTGCTCCTTTGTGGCAACAAGCAAAGACTATCGCTGATGAACTACGCATTGAAGCTGATGCACGATTGAAGTCTGGCCTTGTAGACAATATCAATGCAATGCAGTTTGTTAACTACGATACGTTCAGCCAAGTTGTGACTGAATCTTTGACCGAACGTGATGCGTTTATTGACAAGATCAAGAATGCTCCAGCCGAACAACGTGCTGAGGCAAAGCAAGAGCTAGACGATTTGTATCGTTCATACAGCCAATACTTTGATGTATTGCGTTTGGCTGAGCAGTATCCTACCATGGGTAGTGCTGACCCACTTGATCGTGGTAAGCTTGTAATGTCCTATTTGCAATCACGACGTGACTCAGCCGACCGCAAGAACAAACAATTGTCGAAGGTAAGCAGCTTCTTTAAGCGAGAGCTGTTAGGTAGTGATGAACATCGTCCTTCTATGTACGATACTCGTGACTACGAGATTATGAAGTATGTCTTTGGTACACCTGATACGTACAATGAAGACCTGTTGTTCCAACGCAACCAGGACGTATTGCAATCAACCTTCCTCAACATTAACTCGCTGTTTACAAACTCATACAATACTGAGCGCAACATTCGCAAAGCATTGGGTAAGTCTACATTGAACAGCACAGTTGCAGAAAACAACTTGTTGTCACTGTTTAGCACTGATGGTACGATCTACAAAGAGAACGTTGACGTACATAGTACACGTGGCTGGCGAGCTAAGATGAAGGAAGTGTCTAATGAAGGTCGTGCATGGCTATCATCGGACGAAATGGGATTGCCAGTAACAACGCCAGTAGCTATCACATATACAGCTGACTCCAACAACAACATCAAGACGTTGACAGGTCGTTTGGCTGGTGTCGTTCGTTTGAATCCTGAAATTGTAGCTACTAAGAACGTCAAAGAAGCACAAGCTCGTTTCGATAAGCAAAAGCAATTGCTTGATACGATGTTGCGTCAAGGTACAATTACACCTGAGCAGCACAAGCTCGACCTATCTAACCTGGAACTATCAGAACGTAAGCTTGGCCTTAACCAAAAGCCAGCACCAAAAGACGTTATGGTTGTCTACAATCAAGAGAACGGTAGCTTGAGTTACATTGATTTGGAAACTATAACACAGGTGCAAAAGGGTTCTGTCAATGGTTGGCTGGCGAATAAAGCTAACGATGCACGACAGAAGCAGATCTATAAGATTTTTGGTGAAGAACGTGAACTTGGTGAGTTCCTATCAAGCGTCAGAGCAGAAGCGTTGCAAAGTTTTACTGGAGAAAAGATTCGGGAAACCTATAAGGTCAATGATCAAAAAGCAAGCATCAACTTCTATAGTAAGATTGGTCGTGAGAACATTCCAAACTCATTGGTAGCTGCTCTTGATAAGACGGCACAGATTATCAGTAGCGGTGCTTCACAGTGGCGTTATGGCTTGGGTAAGGAGACAGCGACAATCCTTGCTAGTGTGCTTGCTGCTCCTGTTATTGGCGTAGGTGGTGCTGCTGCTGGTGTAGGTTGGGCTGTTTACAAAGGCACAAGTAAGTACGTACGTAATAAGTATGGCAACTATTTGGGGTTTGCTCTTCGTGCAGCACAGATATTTCCACAGTTGTTTGATAGCGAGGCACTGCCAAATACTTGGGGTGCAGCTATTAAGATGATGGGACGCAACTTTGCTAGCCAGGTCACAGGCACACTGAAGCTTTTGAGTAGCAAGGAAATGGACGGCTATATGCGTGAAGGTACCCCTGCTGCATCAACTGCCAAGCAGCGTCTGCAAAAGGGTGCTGGCTTAGCAGCTGAGCTTATTACTCCAGCTAATACACAGTCTACAAATCGCAGTACCTTGCAGTATGTAGAAATGCTCAATGAAGGCAAACGTGTAAAGAAGATCATTGATGGTCTTGGTCGTTATTTGACTGCAAACGACATGGATCAGGTCCAGCAAATTATTGACAAGAATATGCGTTATGCAAAGAACGTTAAGGCAACAATCCGGCAAGGACAATTGAACCTTACGTTCAGCGAGACTAATAAAGATGGTATTGAGGAATACATTGCAAGCCTTGATGATTTGCAAGCAATGAATCTTGATCGTCTTAATCAGGCACTAGCGCTGTCTGGCAAAACACTTTCATTCCTTGATCCATTGCTAGTTACTGGCAGCCGTGCGCTTATTCGCTCTAACAATCTACGCTTGCGTGTATTTAATGCTCTTGGGGAAACAGAACAAAAGGGTGTTATGCGTGCTGGTAGTACGGTAACCAAAGCATTTGAGCGCTTGCAAGCAGGCAAAGATATTCGTTCTAACCCTGCTGCTATCTCAAGTTTTGTTGAACAAGGCATTGAAACACTACAAGGCAAGTTCGACGAAAAAGCTTACCACCTGCAAACACCATTTGGTCGTGCCTACAATCTTTTTAGCCAGTATTTCCGCAAGTTTGCTCGTCGTACTACACTCGATCCTATTAATGAGTATAAGTTTTGGGATTCATGGTACAAAATTGTAGGTGAAGATCAAGAGTTTGCTAATGTAATGATGGGCAAGTATGGCTTAGATCTTGGCGATCAGGTTGCCCAGCGTACGTTTACAGCATGGTCTGCTGAAGATGGTCCACAAGCTTTACGTTTGAGCATAGCAGGTAAAATGGCATTTACACCACTAGCTGTAACAGGACTTGGATTCTTGCTGAATTCATTGTTAGAGTCTTTGGCTGATGATGACATTTACGAGATTAAGCGTGAGGTACAGCAAGGCGTAGAAATGGTCATTGGTGGCGAGAACCCTATAGGCAATGCTGTTAAAACATTTGTCGAAGGCGTAAGCTTGTTTGCTACTCGCGATCTAAACAAAGCTTCTACGGCAAATGCTGTCGAATATAATCTCAAAGATCTCGCCAACATTGTACCTGGAGGTGCTGGTATTACCCCTGCATTTGACGCTGGAGCGCTTTTGGGTCTCTATGCCATGCACAAAGCAGGCATTCTACCTAATATGCCGTCTGATATGCGCTGGGATCGTCGTGTAGCTAATCTGTTGGGACCACTTGGTATCCCATTGCAAGCTCCTGGCGATGTTATTAGCACCATTGAAAAGGGTAACAAAGTTCTCAAAGGACCAAAGAACTTTATTAGTAACTTAGTAGGTGAAGAAGTAGAAAAACCTAAATCAACTCGTCGTCGTAAACCACGTAGAAAGAAACCAAATGCAGACTCTGAATAACATCAAGGTCACATTTAAAGACCCTGAACTCCAGCCTTCCCAAACACGATCAGCATTTGAGCAAAAGATCAAGTCTGTTCGTAATCCATCAGGCCCATTTTCACTGAACAAACCATATGAGGTTATCGCATTGACTGATCCAGCATCGTCAGGCGTACAACGTGCATTGGTGGTAACTGATTACCATGAGTTTGCATGGGTTGAGCTTGAGTGGCTATTGAATTACGATCCAATTGCTCACGCTCCTATCAAGCATACGATTGTAACGAAGCCAGTCGTAGAAGAAAAAACAGAACCATCTATCTCCGAAGAGACAAATGATTCTGTTGAAGTCAAGCGTGGTCGCAAGCCAAAGGCTGATTAATTGCCCATGACAGTGAAAATTGTCGTAGTATCTTGTTGATACTTAGTGGCATTAGCGATGTAATCTGTGAGCCCATCCACTTCCAATAGTGTGTTGGGTTCTTTCTTTTCCATTACATGCTGCCAAAAGACTTCACTTGCCTTTGTGATAATGTCTAATGATGGTAGATGCCGTTCGATCTTATAGATTTTAAGCATTTGACCAGCAGCCCAGTAAGCCAGAAAGCCTACATGAGCTTCGGACATAACAAGTAATTGCTGTTGGATTTGCAGCCAATAATAGATAGCAGGTAGACTGTAATATGACTTGATCTTGTTGTACGTATTGACACCTACACATTTGACATCAAGTACGTAGTCACCAAAGTCACATTCACCCTTGAAATCGAGTGTACAGCCGATATATGGATAGTTATGATGTAAACGAATACAACCATCGCGTTCGACAGTATGTATTCCATTGACAAGATTCCTAATCATATTACCAACTGATTCTTCAAAGTAGTGACCTGCTTGCATACGGAAATTAGACTCCACAGACTTGCCATTTACTTTGTTATCCCATACTTGATATGGGTTGCTGTAAGGGTTAAGTCCAATGACAGAACCAATCTCCGATGCACCGATGAATTTGAAACGACAATCCAGCCATGCTCGGCTATTAGGCTCTACGTCTACAATAGAAGCATTGTGTGGTGTATTGTCAATCATTCCTGCCTCCCTTCGGCTTTAGCAATGACGGAATTGATCTCTTTGTCAAGCTCGACGGCATTGGGGAATCCTGCACAAGCAGCCCAGTACACGTACTGCCTTGCCTTCTTCAACGCCTCCAGCATCTCAGGCGCAACGGCAATTGGTGTATCATTCATGACTGGTTCCTGTTTCTGCAATAGCACATTCCTTTATTGCTGTCTTAGCAGCAGCCCACATATGCAGTGATTTTTCAATCCACGGCAAGCTGTTATCGTATTCATAGATACGAGTAATCTCAGACAACGCTTTGTACATAACAATAGCGTTAGCCATAAATGTAGCCATTTCTTCACTAGGCTCTTCTGTGATAGGGTCAATGATGTCTTGGCATACAACCAAATCAGTGTCCAGGTCCCTGATAAAGTATGATACGTCTGTTACTTCACCTTGTTTGTAGGTGTATGAACGATCAACATTGAGCACAATCTCATCAAGATTCAGTTCCATTGCTATCTCCTTGGTTCATTGAATTGAAAAATGAGTGCATGGTTGTAAATCCAAGACTTTTAGCGTAGTTCATCAATGCCTTACGTCGTTCGATGTCATACTCATTTTCAAGTTCAACGACTCTGTTGACGTACTCAGGCTTGCCCTTGTAGTAATTCTTCATTGTTGCTGGCAAGCTAATGCCACGTTCTTTAGCAATCGCTGCAAGAATACCACGGCTAGGCTTTGGTAGTTTTGGTGTTTCCATCGGTCTCTCCAAACATTTGGTTGATGTAATCAGTGTTCATTTGACGGCATTGCTGCCATGCTGCGAGGTACGTATTGTCTTTAGGGAATGTCCACTCATAGGTCATACGGTTTTGTATGCCCCAATGAACTCCACGTGAGCCTTTCCAGGCTTTGTACGCACCTACCTTATACAGTAGTCGAAACATTTACTCTCCTGTGAAAAATAAGGGGACCGAAGTCCCCCGTGTTATTTACTCTTCATCCATTCAAGCAACTGACTTGTTGGACGACGACGAGGATGATTGCTTAGCATTTGCCAAGCTTCATTACCCGTTTTAGGCAATGGTTTGCCTGCTGGTGGGTATTTGGCAAGAAGTTCTGCACGATACTTTGCAGCAGCCTTAAAAGCTTCTTCAATAGACCCATGTACACCAACAGCGAATGTGCGTGACATTACCTTACCGCTGCGTTCAATCTGCACTCGAAAAGAGCTGTCTCTGTCTACCCAGTAAACATTAGACAGCTCTGTTGCACGACCACGACCGCTTACATTGGAAACATTCATGTCAGTCATCCTCGCTGATGAAATCTTCGTCTTCATAGTAATCATCAGCAATATGTTCAGCGATATACCGCCAATCAACTTCTTGCAAGGCTGAATTGGTTAGATCTTTGATCATGTAAGGCAATTGCTCAATCATTTCATGAATGAGATTATTGTAATGCTCTTTGTAGAATCGACCTAACCGATACGCATAGTCTTTTTTGGTGTATTTGTCAGTGTCGATTTCACGTGACAGCTCAAAGAACTCATTGCTGTCATTGGTTAGATGAAGGTTGACAAGCCATGTCTCATAGTTTGTCCACCCATTGTACTTCTTGTTGTCTTCGTACTCTTGGGCAAACTTTGACATAAGATGAATGCGAAGTGATCGGTAGACTTGCTCACCAAGAACTTGTTTGCAAGCATCTTCTATTGAGGGAGTGGGTTCCATAATGCACCTTAGAACGCGTCCATTGCGTTGAATGATGATGATGATGATGGGTTATTTGCGCGCTTATTCTTAAGCGACTTGAACAGCTCATTTCGAGCATCGAACACAGCTTGGTTCAGTTCGACATAGGCGTTATTGATGTCACTACGTGGCACAACAACTTCCAAGCGGATTGAATCCATGTACGGTGGGTATTGTGTACCGCTAGGAGAATTGCCTCCTGGTACTTGCCAGCTGCGTTGAAATGTGACTTTAACTTGCTGGTTGTCTGCGATAGGCATAAAGCCTCCTTAGAAATAGATGATTGGTTTTGGATCATCAGGATTATCTGATTGTTGGTCTGATGACTCCATCTCCTGTGAAAATCGAGCTTCGAGAGCAGATAGACGGCTTTCAATAGCGTCCATACGTGTTGTAAGGCGGATGCGGAAACGCTCTTCTTCTTGGAGCATAGTTACTACATTGTCAGAGATTGATTGCATTGTCTTGAAGCCTTCACCATGTGTGGTGAGTATAGACATGATGTTGTCAACCATTTCTCCATCTCGCTTTGTCTGCGCCATCACTTCTTCTACAAAAGTAATCAAGTTATGGCGAAGTTCCTCAACCTTTTCTTCCGTTGTCATACAAATCCTCAGTAAATTGTGAAACAAATGCAAACCCTAATACATACACATACCCATACGGATACCGTACATGATTGAGCTTGTTCGCAAACGGTCAAATGGGGTAAAGTTTACCTATACGATTTATGAGCCAGGCGATATTGTGCCTGTTCAGGTGCGTTTAGTTCGGTATAAGGATCGTCATCACGCCATGAAGGGGGACTATGTGGAGGACATCAACGGTCGCTTCGTCCCTCTCCTCCGTCGTGTGTGCATAGACAAAGAGCGGAACCACCATAACATGATCTTCCCTGGATTCTGCTGGCAGCCATTCAAGCAAATGATATTCTCGTTCCCCGTCGACAAAGCTGTCCTCAGCGATGTGCCTGATGGTGTTAATGGCAAGGATATCGTCTTCGCTAAGTTGCTTCATGAAGGAGTAGATCCCGAAGTGGCAGTCAAGAAGTTAAACCCACGCTTTTCTCGTAGGCAGGTAGTAAATTACATACTACGGATGTTTGCTAACCAACAATTTGTTCAACACTTATTTGCTGATTTGGGCTATATGAATAAACTCAAGAAAGCACTGCAAGATCAGGGTCTATCTGTGGAGGCCATAGCGGACCGTATAAGCGAGTTTATCTCCGATCCGAGGGCTAACCCAGGTTTGCGTAAATGGGCGCTAGAAACGGCTCTAAACGCCCTGGAAACGCAAGATAAGCGTCAACCTTTAGCTGAGTTGCAGTCAATGGAAATGGATAACCTTGATGAACTTATGGCTGCTAAGCTAGATGTCAAAGCATTGCCAGCAGCGCATATAGTATCAGAAGATCTCCCAGGACTTAGCTCCGAAGCGTGATACATCATCGCGTTTGTCATATTGTGCGACTTTGTACGTACTGTTAGCGTCATACCTAAATGATTGTGGGTTGATGTCTGATTTCTTGAATGCGATAGACACCGAGTCACAGTAGTCATCATGCCCTGATGAGCTAGATAGCGCAATTAGCTGCTTAAACATATGTGCTACCTTGGGCTGACATTTGCTATTGTAAAGAATAGCATCATACCTACCCCAGATAGGCTCAAGGTCTGCTTTGATACGGTCTGTTTTTTTAGCTGTATTGAGTACTGGGAATACATTCATCTCCAATACACGTGCAGCCTCTCGACGTATGCTTTCTTGTGTAGCATTGGACTCAAAGTAGATCTTTTCAATAGGGTATTTGCCTAAGACATTACGCATTTCATTAATGATACCCTTGCGTTTGACCACACCATTAGCTTCTTCCTTGTAAATACCCCAGCCTCTGCCTCCATCAATGTGCAAGATGATAGGGAAAACCTTTTCTCGGAGGCTATTAGAGCCATGTTTTTGCCCTATTGCTTTGACATACCCACAGACAGAGATAACAGAGTCATCAGCCGTAGCCTTTTCCGATGATGCAACGTCAACAGCCATAGTGAAGTTAGGCAAGCATCGCCATGACGTATCGTCGTATGTAAACGAGATCATGTTATCCTGGTCGATGGTAAAGTCAACAGCCTTGAGCCTATCCCAGTCAAATACCTGCTCTTCAGGTGCTTCTGACATGTTCATATACTCACGGTAGAAATATCCAATGTTGTTCTGTTCAAACTCCCGTTTATACAAAGACAAAATCGAGAACAAGCTATGTTTTTCAGGCCATGACAGTGATTCAATAGTCTTTTGTAGCTCGAAGCAACGCTCTTTGCTAGGTATCTGCATTTTGCCATCAGCAATAGTGCATTCATCATCAAGGATCTTCTTTAAGTCGAAGTATCCAATGACTGGTCTGTTGATACCAAACCATTGATCCGATTGTTGGATGATCTGTGCAGCCGTATTTGGGTGGACGATAGTGCCTAGCCAAAATATCTTGCCATGCTCACTGTCCAATGAGTTAGATACTTCAGCAAATAGCCATCTATTAAGATCTTCAAGGCGATGTTCGGTCTTTGTATTGTTGCGCGAGTACATATCGTCAACAAAGATCATTGTAGGACGTGAGCCATAGACGTTTGTACCACGTACCTGTTGACCAGCACCCTTACCGATGACCATTGTGCCATCATTTGTACGGAATGAGTTACGCCTCCAGATCTTTGTGCCTTTGCTTTCTTCATCCTCTTCTTCGATGATTACTGTCTCCTTGTTACCAAAGAAATTACGCAAGCTCTTATGTGTGGTGATGTTATCACGCAAGTTCATCACAAAGTATTCTGATTGTGTAGATGTTTCCGACAAGATGAGGATGACCTTTTCATTCAGTGGTGGTAGCTTGACAATATCATAGTCATGGGTATCTGATCCTTCCCAGCCTTCAGCATCATATCTCACCCAAGGTGTAAAGCCTTTCATCCATATGAAGTAGGATGGAAAGCCGAACGTTGTCAGTGTTGTCTTTGCAGCCTCCCGATGGATAATGAAATAGCCTTGGCGTTCCATACGCTCAGTCCGTTTAGGGTTGTACATTTCCCACATCAGTTTAGTCATGAGGTAATGGTGCTCAGCCCAGTTTTTTGAAAACGATTCTGGGTACCAATGCTTGAGAAACCGTAATAGACCTTGTTGATCTTTGTTTTGCATGGTGGCTGTGTTATCAAGCCATTCCATGAGTAAACCTTTTCTGTCCATATGTTAAGTCAATGGTAAAGTTTGTGGGCGTTTTGTACACTAAGCCATTAAGATAGCGCCTTTTACTGCCATGCTGGTCGTTCCAGCCTCCACTGAGGAGAAAAAATAGCTAGCTACACATTGAGTGTAACTAGCTTAGACATGTTAGAACTGGTTGTCCATGTCTTCTTGCGTCCATATAGCGAGTGCATCGTCATATGTCCAGTCATAGCCGTCCATTGCAGCCTCCACAAGCAATTGGAAAAATAGTAGGGACGCTGGTTAGGCATCCCTACGTTGTTTAGACTGCTACTGCTACGCTTTTAGCGTATTGTGACTCTGCGTCAAACTTTGTCTCAAAGCCGTATGGCTCGCACTGGATGATCAGCGTTGACGGTTGCGTCTTGCTGAACTCTTGACCATTGCGGTCAACGAATTTCTTCGGTGCTGGACGGAAGTAGAACGCGCGTACTTGCGTAGCTGGCTCGCTGGTTGTTGGGTCAACGTGGAAAGGCACGATGACTGGCGTAAACAACTTTGGCGATCCATCTTCGTTGACAATACCACGCTCATTGAGCATAGTTGCTAACGCAAGCTGTACGGAAAGACGATCTTGGACATCACGGAGGTTCTGTGTGTCCAAACGGATGACAGTTTGATGACTGCCGTCACTAGCTTGCGATGCCTTGCGATTGAAGTCGCTAGTAGCATACTTAAGCTCACGGGCGATGATAGCAGATGCTGCTTCACCAAAAGCATTGGCGAACATTGCTGGAGTTTCGCCTTGCACGAGATTGAGGAAAGCGTTCATAATGAACTCCTAAGAAAGAAATGGGGAAATGGGTGATGTTTGTGTATCAAACACCAAAAAAATAATACATACACGTAATGACGACTAAGCGTTACTACGTGTATGCATTGTCACGCATGGATATACGTGTGGTATGCAGAGCCATTGGTTTCTACACAGTTGGACAAGGTATCCCAGAACTTTGGGGTTGTTCTGAGTGCTTTTATATTAAGGTCGTCGTAGTGGACCAACGCTTGCGCCATATATACATCGCTGATATATGGTGGGAAGAATACTGTGACTTGGTTGTCTGCGTCGACAACACCAATTACGTCACATACGAGCGAATCACTGAAATAGTGACTTGAAGGATATGTGTGTGCCATGATGTAAACCTTTGGAAATTGTTGTTAAAACAGTGCCAGTCAGCTAATACATACACGCACTGAGGAAAAAATAAACCCCGTTAGGGGCTTATTCTTGTACGTCTAGGACCGATATTACAAGGTCGAGGTCTTCATCCCACACATCAACGTCATAATCAACGCCATAGTACTGGTCGTTGTACCAATCACGAACAGCTGTGATTGTCATGCGCAGTGTGTTGTCTTGCTTTTCCATCGCAGTACTCCTAAGAGGTTAGTAGTAAAAGCACTACCAGAAACAAATACATACAAGCAATGGAAAAGGGATAAGGTAGGATCTGAACGTTTGGTTTACCGCCTACCTGCCAGGAACATAGTAAAAGGTTCGTGATAACGCCTTATGTACACGCAAGGGTGTGTGATAGATTGTGTGTTCAAGGGAGTATAGACGATGTTCATGGGCTAACAATCGAGGTGTCACTACGCTGGGAAAATAGTCGAGGGGTGGGGGGTCAAGGTGGGTGGGGGGAGGTGGAATCTACACGTGGATCAGTAGGGGAGGGACCCTATCGCATATTTTTAAGTAACCCAGGAATCAAAGACACTTACTTAACCGTTCACTAGTATAGTATAGTATAGTATAGATATTAGTATAGTATAGTATAATAGATAGTATAGTATAGTATAGAAAGATCTCACGGCTTAAGTGCCTGCAAAGGTAATCGTTTTGACCTATACGTGTCAAGTAAAAAAATACCCCCTACCAAATTAATGATAAGGGGGCAGCAGCGTGAAGAGGAATCTTCGGGGTTCTACGAAACCAATAGGTCCTGTTCAGTTAGTAAAACAAAAACAATTAGTTAGTCAGCGATAGTGATGGAAACCCAAAGGTTGCCATTTGTGCTGTCGGTGGTGGCATTTCTTCTAGCTTAGTGATAGCGCCATTAAACCGTAGGAGTGCAGAGCCAGTAGGTCCGTTACGCACCTTGCCTGCTATAAGTTCCATTGTGTTGGCTGCCGGGGTAAGCTTGTCAGGGAATGTATCCATTTGGTAGTATTCAGGACGAAAGGCTAGCAGTACGATGTCTGCTTCCTGCTCAATAGCTCCTGATTCACGTAGGTCGCTAATCATTGGACGCTTGTCTTCTCTGTACTCTACGCCACGGTTAAGTTGTGCCATAGCTACAATCGTGATCCCAAACTCCTTCGACAACGACTTTAGTGACTGTACAATGCCAGAAACTTCCTGCTCCCGTGAGCCTGACTTGTCTGGCAGGATTTTGCCGATGTGATCTATGAAGACAACTTTGATCTGATGCTTCATAACCATTTGCCGTACCATCATGCGGATGTCCGAAATTGTACGGTATGGATAGGTATCTACCCATAGTGGCATAACTTTAAGATCGCTAGCTGCCAAGACAAGCTTAGCCCGCTCCTCATTGTCGAACTGACGACCTAGCTCGAGATCTTTGACTCCTATGGATGCCATCTGTGAGATGTAGCGGTTCCAAAGCTGTTTACGACCCATGTCCAGGCTAAACGTCATTGAAGGTATGCCATCCTTTGCCAGGGCAATCTGTCCTGTCACCATAAGCGCTGTCTTACCCATGCCAGGCCTCCCAGCGATGATTACGAGCTCTTCAGGACGATAACCACCCATAAGCTTGTTCATACCTGACCACGGGGTTGCAATGCACGGATTTGCGTCTGGTGTAAGCAGGCTATCAAGCACATCGTCTAGCTCAGATTCTTTGCTCAGATGTTTTGATTCAGTTCCTGAACACAACTCGAACGTGTGTTTATCGAGACTTTGCAGGATGTCCTTAACCTTGGCTTTTGGTTCACGAGCTTCGACCAACGCTTTCTCAAGCAGATCGACTGTTGCCCTACGCTCCCAAATGTCTTTGAGGATTTGGATATGCCTGTCCTCGACGTTGACATATGGCTCCGACGCAAGCTTGACGAGCGCTACGTGACCACCTGCTGCTCCAAGCATTCCTTGCATCTCTAGCTCGGTTGATACGGTCATTAGGTCGATAGGTTGACTACGAACCCAAAGACCGCGTATAACGCTCCAGAGTGTTTTATAAAGGGGATGCTTGAAGTATTCGGCTCGAACCAGTGACATATCGTACTGGTTCTTTTGGGCTATTGTGCCTCCGATGATGAGTTTTTCAAGCTCGATTTCTTTCGTCTCGACTGTGGTTCCGTCCATTCTAGTGCCGCTTTAATTGTTTTGATGGTATCGGTTGATTTCATTTCCGCGGGTGTAAAGTATAGCACTCTCCACCCAAACTTTGCACATTCATTTGCCTTGCGATAGCCTGCCAGGATACCAGTCACCGATCCGTGTGCATGCTTTGTGTAGACTCCTCCTTGTATTTCGACAGCCACCTTTTCGGTCAACCATGCGTAGTCAAAGCGATATTTCCGTCCTGGAATACCCATGTGCTCTTTGACGGGCAGGTTAATGCCGTGGTGGGTTAGTAGGTAAAAAAACAGCGGTTCAGCGCGTGTTGTGGCGTTATTCTTAACGCTCTCTTTTCCTTTAGCATTGGCAGCCATTGTATCTCTTTGTATTTGGCAAAATAGAAAGGGGGGCTAATCTAGTGATTAACCCCCACTTTCGGTTCCCATTTCTCCCTCATTAGGAGATTTGCCCACCATAAGGGACTCGAACCCTATGCGTACCCATCCGTGAATCTGCGCGATTAAGTAGATGTACTTGGTGGTGCCATTTCGTGGGGTTACACGAATGTTTCTTTGAGCTCGTCCAATATCGACGTATCCAAAGTCAGGTTTGGTATGTCGGTAAATGGACGCAATGATGTTGCTAGAAAGCTTTTACGCCTTGTCTCATAGCCAAGTTCATGGTAAGCTTCAGCTGCTGGACGCATAAACCCGTCAAAAATGCTGAATACTCGACGTGCAATTTGGCGTGTACGGCATGGAACGTATTTGGTGCGTACCTGATTAGCTCCATACACCTCCACAACTAATACATACCAACTAGCATACGCACAAGCACCACGAACACCCTGGTAGTCAAGAAATTGGCGCACCGTTTTGTCGTAAACAACAGGAAAATTACCATCAAATATCTCTGTTGGTACATGCTGTTTTACAACAGCTAGGTAGTATTGCGAAAGTAGAGTATTGTACTGACGGTAAATGTCATTTTCGCTACGGTCAGCTTGGTTGAAATACTTTTCAATGTTAGCAATACCGTCGAGATTAGCGTTGATGAGATGCGATATTTGGTCAGCATACGCTCCAAACATGTCGCCTTCAGTCAAAATCCAGTTGTAAGCTTTGTTGTTAATCAACATATCAGGCCGTTTGTAAATGTGCTGCATTGTCTCACTAATCAGACGTGCGTAATCCGTTAGTGTAGCAAACAACGTCCCATCAACGTACAACGACGACCCAATTTCATTGCCGATTGGTCGCCATTGAGCAATAGATTGCTCTATTGTCGGTTCGGCTTTTGGCTCAGGTGGTGTTGGTTCGTTGTATAGGTCTTTGTTTTGCTCGTACACGTTGTTTATTTCGCGATACTTAGCAAACAGTTTGTTAATCTGTTTAGTATGTGATGCAATAGAATCGTTGTTAGCTTCTAAAACGTTGATGTGTTCCTCTTCAACATCATCAATTTTGCCGTCCAAGCGGTCAATTTCATCATTCAAACGCTTGTGCTCTTCGTTATGATCGCTGATTGCTTCGTGTAGCGTAGCAATTTCACCTACACAATTTTCTGTTTCATTTGATGCGTCATGTGCCATAGTGTAGACATGACGGTAATCCTCAGTCAAGGCAACTAATTGGCGTTCGTGTGACGCCAACATGGAGTTAACGTTATCAAATTGCTTCGATATACGCATGACAACAGACAGAATGTAGGCAACAACGATCGGAACAATGATACCTGTGCCTAACAGGTACCATATGGCTATTTGATGCATCATCTTTCCTCTCCCTTGAACGTGATTTTGATGGTTGGTGTTGACTCAATACGGCAATCATAGTCGCGTGAGAACGACATAAAGGAATCTTGCTGGTCGGCAAGAGCTGCTTTGATCTTACGCTTATCCCAAACAAGCTTTTTAACGACAAATGCAGGGTACATTTTGACTGCATTTTCGTCTGGTTCTTTGGCAATAGTCGTAGATGGTGCTGGGTTTACAATGCTTACGCTCATATCATTGCCAGCGTATGTGAATGACAACGTTCCTATTGCATTGTTCTCAAGTTCAGTGAGAATAAAGGAACGTATATCGTCTTCAACTCCAGTTAAATGCTTTTTGCGTTCTTGCAAACCAGCAATAAGTTGATCTACCTGATCGATAGCAAACTTCAATTCGCCTTTACTGAACATACAAGCAGCAGCAATGATAGCAGCTGATTGCATTTCAGTGTTTTCAAGGTAGTTATGCATCGTGCTAGCCACTGTTTGACCTGATACAGCAGAGTATCGTGGGTCAGATGTTAGCATACTAAGATCATTTGTGATTGAATAGTGTCGGATTTGTTCTGTTAGATCACCAGCAATGTATGCTGCAAGCACTTTTGTGCCGGTAAAGATGTCTTGTACGCTCATGTTATGCCTCGTTTTGAATGTTGTTGTGCCAAAGCACTTTGTCAATGGTTTTGTAGATGTCGGTTACTTCTTTGTAGATGTCGGCATAGCCGAACTTTTCCTCTAGCCATGACCGTACAGCAATTTGTGCACGGCTTTTAGCCATAGCACTGTCTTGTGGGATCATATGTTCAAGAGGAATTACTGTATCCTCGCCATCAGGCTTGATGTATGACAGCGAAGAACCTTCGTCACCTCGTGGGATATACAGTTTAGCTGGCATATTGAGCTTAGTTACTTTCAAATCGCCTTGTTCAGAAATTGACCACTCGACAGTATCAAGAACAATTCCCATTAACACGGAGAAAATCAGGAACTTGCGAAGATTATCAGGCTCAAAGCGGTGGCGAGTGTACTTAGCACCCACCACCGTGTTGATTTCTTCGTAAATAGGGACAAATCGTAGGTCACGGAACCGCAAACCCACTTGCCCAAACTCGTCGAGGTAGAAACAATCAGCAAATGTGAGTGCTAATTCTTGTGCTTGTGTCATTCAGTAACCTTTGATTGGTAATGGTTAAGTACGCCATCAGCAAGTGACTGTGGCAATTCGCTGAAACTGCGATAGCGCGTGTTCTTACGTGCATTTACTTCCTTGAGCATATCGTTGCCTGTCTTAGCAAGGTAGTCGCGTGACAGTTGATTAAGCTGGTCTGCTACTGCACGGCTTACTTTAGCCTCAAATGACGCTGCATTGCCATCATCATCCTCATCGGTGACCAGATTTAGCATAGATGCCATGGAATAACGGCGAGCATAGGTCACTGCAGAGCCATATGCTTGAGGTGTAAGGTTGTTGCCTAGTGGAACAGACATTTCATACTCTACACTTTGACCAGTTTCAGCGTCGATAAGGATGTTCTTAATCCGCATCATGCCAGGAATGTCAGAAACAGCTAGTGGCTGGAGGTAAACAAGCTTTAACTCAGTTAGCAAAGGCTTAACCACCTCCATGATTGTAGGAAAATCCGCATATTTTGATTTGAAGTGCGGATTAGTCGCAGACTTTGGGATCAAAGGTAGACGAGCTTGTAGCTCAGCCACCTTTTGCCAAAGATTTAGTGGCAGATTGTCAGACATAAACGTCCTATGTTGTGGAATGTGAAGGATTTAACTAGTTTAGAACCACAAACAAATACATACACGCCATGATCAAGAAAAAAACCGAACCCACACCGCTAGTCACGGAGCTTAATAATCAGTTTCGTTTGATGGTGCGGTCGCTTTCTGTGCAGCGTGAGCACATGCGTGAGGATATGGAGTTGTACTACTCCGATGTCGAAGGAACTCGTACTCAATTTACGAAAGATCAGCTCGAAGCTATCCGTGAAAAGTACGATATTCCTATCTCTACAAAGATTGCTTGGGCTATCGTAGAACAGCTGGTATCATTTGTTACAGGAGGTAAGCCAGCACCTCGATTGCTGGTAACAACGCCAGGACAAGAGCCATTTGCAGAGATGTACGGCAAGGCAATGATGGCTGCATGGTATGAAGGCGATTTCAATACGCTGTTCACTCAAGCAGTACGTGATTGTTTTGCAGCTGGTTATGGATTAGTCATGGTACGACCAAATGATTTCTACAACGAAACGACATTTGGTGTAACAGGCGAGTATATCTCTTGGGAACGTTTTTACGTTGACCCTCACAGCCGAAAACCAGACTTTTCTGATGCTGAGTATATGTGCCTTGTAGACGTTATGCCCAAATCAAAAGCGGAAAAACGCTACGACATCACTATCACTGAAGATGATCTCCTGGATTTTGCCCCTGATATTCAGTGGGGCATTGATCTAAAGACTGTACCTGTACTTGCTGGATGGCCTTTTGAGATGCCTACAAGCAATACAGACAAAGATCGGTATGTCTGGATACGAGAGTTCTTCTCGAAGCAAATTGTCAACGTATATCTTGGCGATGGTGGTCAGGTATCGACCAAGAAACCTAAGCCTGTTATGATTCCAAACCCTGACAGGCCACCTCTTCAGCAGCAGATTGACCAAATGCGCGCACAAATGCAACAGGCTATGCCAGCAGCGCAAGGTGTAGCTGAGGGTCAGGCTGGGGCTTTGCAGGATATTGAAAATCCTATGGTCCCGTTGGGACAAGGTATGGCTAAGGCCAACCAAACACAACGTGAATGGGATAATGTTAGTTCCCAAATGAATCAAGCTACTGCTCAATTGCAACAGCTTGAAATGGAACTAGCTAGTATGCCAGAAGAGATTAGTGCATACACAATGACAACAATTGGTGAGCAAGACGCCATTGTTCGTACATATAGCCGTCACTCACGTAAGGCTATTAAGCGTTGGCTGCTTGTCAATGATCGCGTAATCGAGGATCAAGTAATCCCATGCGACGAATACCCTATTGTGCCGTTTACATTCTCAGTGGCTAATCGTCCTGATCGTGTATATGGTATCATGCACTACATCAAAGACATTAGCAAAGCTCTCAACAAGTTTTGGTCGTTAATGATTTACGATATGCAGACATCGACATTCCGCAAAGTATTCTATCCAAAGGGTGCATTGGTCGATCCTGCTAAAGCAGAAAAGGACTGGGCACGTCCTATGGCATTTATCGAGTATAACGTCAACTCCGATATTCCAGACGGCGGTCGCCCATTTATTACTGAGCCAGGAGCATTGTCACCAGCTATCGAAAAGGTACTGGGTATGCTTCAAAACTTGCTTGAGTACATTACTGGCATTAGCTCGTTGATGCAAGGACAAGCAACCTCAGCTACACCAGATACGTTTGGTGGTATTCAAACAATGCAAACCTTTGGTACACAACGTGTTAAGTTGTATTCTCGTTGGTTGGAGCATAGTATTGAGCGTATTTCGTATGTGCTCGTATCATATTTGCAGGCATACGCTCCAAAGAATAAGGTGCTGACATATCTTGACGAAAATGGCGACCAACAAGAAATTGAACTGTTGGAATCTACTGAAGACGTCAAATTCAAGGTTCGTGTAAATATGGCTAGTTCGCTACCTACTACACGTGCAATGTCCGCACAGCTGATGGGTATTCTTGCTGGTCAAACCAAAGATCCACATATTCAGCAGCTCCTCACGCAGTATCTTATTGACTATATGGATATGCCAGAAGGACCAAAGATTAAGGAAGAAGTTAATGCAGTTAAGAACTTGTCCTCACAGGTTGAGCAAATGCAAGGGCAAATGCAAGAGTTGGAGAGTAAAAATTCTCAGCTTGAACAGCAGATCTTCCAAAAGAACCTTGAGGTCGAATATGCTAAGAAGAAGGCCGAATTGGAAGCTGAAGTCAAGGTGCAGAAGGAGCGCATTGGTCAGAATCTGCCAGTCAACATGCCAGAGCAGCCGACACTAGAAAATGCAGCTGCTGCTCAACAAGAAGAAGAAATGCCCCCACCATTCTAGGAGAGAACATGAGTTTTTACGATCTATTGCGGAATCTTCCAGATCAGGAAGTACCACAAGAACCTACGCAAGAAGGACCAGAACCCGAATCCATACCAGAACCAGCACAACAACCTAGTAATAGTGCTGATAACTGGAAACAGCTAAGTGATGTAGTACCACAGGGTTGGCGTCCTGAAAAAGAATTTGCATCATCAGAAGAAGCTCTCCAATTTTACGCTGAAAAGTATAACGGTCTTTGGCAACATCTCAATAGCGAAGAGTTTGCAAGTGAACTAGAACGTAACTACGGTGACGCTCTAGCATCGCGTGAACAAGAAATTGAGTCATTTAAGGAAATGTTGAATGGGTTCAAATCAGACCCATTGACATTTATGGCTAGTTACGTCCCAGAATACGCCGAACAATTGGGTATTGGCAAGATGTACACTGAGGCAGAAATGGATCAAGTAATTGAAGAGCGAATTGCTGAAGAGTTTGGCGATAACTGGAGGGACGTTTATAACCCTGCTGATCTTGTCAAGCCATCAAGCATTTCAGCCCGAATCGCGCGGTATAGTCAAAAGGCTGGCGAAGATCTTATTGCTCAAAACCAAACAATCGAGCAAAAAAGAAAGGAGTTTTTGGCTAACCTGCAAAATCGAAATCAACAAACCAATGTACCTGCTCAGGTAGATATGGACGCACAAGCAGATTCTTTGGTAGATGCCTACTTTGAAGAAGGGCTTGCAGAACAAGTATCTGAAGAGGAGTTTTTGGAGTTGATTCAAGAGTCTATGAATCGCCCTATGAAGTTGACAGATGTCTACCGAACATTGCGATTTGACCAGATCCTTGAACGTGAACGAGAAGCTGCCAGAGAAGAAGGACGGAAGGCAATGATGGAGGAAATGCGTAAAGCAGGTAAGATGGCTTCAGCGCAATTCCAACCTCAAAGCACAAGTTCTAATAAATCATATGAAGAAAATCCGCCCACAATTCTTGGGTTGAGAGTTCGATAACATTTTTTAAGGATAAGCCATATGGCTACAGTACCACAAGTACAACGGGAAGGGGACTTTTGGGATGGTCTCTATACCAGCGGCTCTCTGCCCGAACGATTCCGTAAGTACGGAATGGATTCAATGGGCGAGATGTCGTTCATTACACGCGACTACACAAAGTTCGCGACAATGCTTCACCAGCGATTCCCGAAGTCTAAGAACGTTTCGGATCGCGAACACCGCGTACATGAGCTCACAGAGCTTCAGCGTGTAATTACTATCACAGTCCCATCGGCTGCTGGTAATAACCACACGACGTTTGGTGTACCTAACCAAGACGCTGCTATGTTCCAGCCTAACGACGTATATCACGTCAAGGGTCTGTATGCATACTGCGTTTCACAGCCACTCCAAGCTGGTCAGGTAACATCAACAAACACGATTCCTACGCCAAATACACCGCCACCACTCGGTTATACTGTTGGTAGCCAGCCTATTTCGGTAAACTACGGTCGTACGTGGGGTGAAGATCCTACAAACTCTGGTTGGTACTTCACACTTCCTGAGCAAATGATTGTTCGTGAAGTTGGTGCGCCTAACTCAGCAGGTAACGGTTCGACACTCATCACAGTTGAGCGCTTCTTTGCAGGCCCAGGTCCACGTGACTTTGGTGGTGCTCGTGTGCCAATTGCACTTGTCAATGCAGGTGTAAACGCTAACAACGCAGGTGCTATCCTTGCTGGCGACCAAATCCTCCGCGCTTCACCATCGTGGCCTGAAGGTGCTGGTACAGCTCGTGGTTTCCACAAGAATCCAGAGATCGACAACAACTTTACTCAAGAGTTTAAGTATGCTGTCGAAATCACGAAGGAATCAAAGATTAACAAGACATACTTGAACAAGTCTGCTCTTGACATCAACCGTCTCCTTCGTCTCAAGCAAATGTCACTTGACTGGGAGCGCACACTTCTCCACGGTCGTAAGGGCAAGTCTGTCGATCCACTTGGCAATCCAGTGTACATGATGGGTGGTATCGTTGAGTATATTCCTCAAGACCGCGATCACATCCTTCGTCACACAGCTCCACAGATTACATACCCTTCACTCCAGCGTCTTATCGACCAGGTAATGAAGAACGGTGGTACATCTGAAAAGATCTGCCCAATGGGTACGACACTCTACACAGACCTCAAGGTTGCATTCTACGACAGTGGCTATCTCCGTTACGACGAAGAAGCTTCTAAGGAGTTTGACCTTCCACTTGAGTCGATCATCCACGCAGGTGTGAAGCTTATCCTTGTTCCTTCGCAAACGATGGAAGAAGCAGGTTATGCTCGCAAGATGCTGGCCCTTGACATGAAGGTTGATTCCTTCACAGTAACTAGCCACCCAGAGTGGGACATGGTTACAAACAAGGACATTGCAAATCCTGGTGAGCAGATCTACAAGGAAGAGTGGATCGCAATCAAGGGTCTCGAGCGTCGCTATGCTCAGTATCAATCCATGATTTCTTTTGACTAAGGGACAACAATGAAGACTATTATCACATTCCTCTCCGCTGTGATTCTGGCTGTTACGCTCTTTACGGTTAACTCCGTAGAGGGCGTAGCCCAGCCAGTTGTGCAGACACGTGTACCACAAGGACCAACAGTCCGCCCAGAACAAGTGTTTACTATTACGACAACAGGCGTAGTAACAGACACCGTTATTCTTGGCAATGCTCCACTAGCAGGAACACTCTACAGTGCTACATCAGACTCAACACATCGTTGGGTAGGTTATGGCATTGGATCAGGCGATACATGCACATATACGCTGCAAGTACGTCAAGTATCTCCAGAAGGTTATTTGCTTATTGGTGGAACAGCTTGGACGACAGTTGGCTCAGCTCAACAGTTTATTCCTGGTACATGGAACCAGTTTACAGCTACGACAAGTGTAGCTACTCACAATCTTCAGTTCCGTCTGATCCGTGCTCGTGGAGCAACGCAGTCGGTATCTGGAGCTCGTTTTTCTTTTTTCCTCTATCGATTCTAAGGAGTAACCATGGGCGGTCTTATTCGTCGTGGGTATCGTCTTGAAGACATCAATGTCAAGTCAGGACCAAACCCAGCTGACCAAATTATCCTGGTCGAACGGATTGCTTCGGTTGATGCGTCAACAAACATCATCCGCACACCATTCGCACCTGGCACACAAGTTCTTGTAGTACCAATCGCACAAGCTACGGTAGCAGCAGACGGCACAGTTACGCTTGCAGCTAACCCAGAGCCATCGGCAGGCAATCCAGGTGGATTCCTTGTCTTTGGTCGTGCATCTGAAACGCAGGGCGGCATTCCTGAATAATGCGTATTTGGGAAGCTCATATAGCACTATCTCGGCAGATTGGGGACCCTATTTCCGTAACGGGGTCCCCTCCTGCTACTATACCTGACGGTGTACGATACTCACGTGCGCTACGTGATATTTACCTATATCGCTCAGCACTGAACATTGTCCAGCAGGTTATTACGCAAGCAGCCCAGCTTCCTGATAAGGCAGCGCATGAGATTATTGCTCGTGCCTTCCCTAACTACATTGTTGAGGATAATCTTGGTGTTATCAATAGCAATGTTACCGATGAGTTTAATCTTACTCGTCGTCCAGCATGGGTTTACAGCGTACATACTGGCAACAATCACCAGCTTCAAAAGTCTTCGCTACCACGCTTCAATTCATATGCTAACCCATATGTAGACGGCAATCCTGATCCCATGTATGTGCTTATCCCTGGCGTTGCACCAGTAGGTATAGCTCCATATGCAAATGGTCGTATTAGGATCAAGTACCCAAATGGTTGGCGTACTGACAGCGGTTCTAGCATTTTGTACTGTGCCTATCTTCCTACACCGTTGAATCCAGCCACACAAGCTGTAAATGACGTGCTTGATATGGAACCACTGTACTATGAAACACTTTTGCAGGCAGCAGCACAAATGGCACTGTCTGATTCACAAGAAGTACAAATGGCACGATGATTACTAACCTACCTAACGTCGTACCCCAAAACTCATTCTGGACTACTGAGCGCTTGGTAACAGCGTTACGTAGTACGCTTGATAGCTTGGTTGGTGGTGAGATCAATACCTATCAGATCCGACTGTTCCTTAACGTAGGACTATCGCGAGCAGCTGCGTTTATCAGCCAGTACCGTCCAGAGTTGTACGGTATTAGGTTGTTTGGCACTGCTAGTAATGTCACATATGGTGGTCGTGAGTCTCAATACCAAGAAATTAATCTTGGTCAGCCTGTAACAGCACCGATAAATGACCTACAAAAACAAGAAAAGGCTTGGCCTACAACTCCAGGTTATGGCACGTTAATACCGTGGACATACATCAAAAAGGTTGTTACTGTTAGTCGTAGTACTAAGATTTTCAACGCAAATATCAAACATCCATGGCACGGCCCTCTGACCAACTTGCCCCCTGATAAGTTCTTCGCTGTTAGTAGCGAAAACAACGATCAATGGCGACAAGATATATGTTGGACACAGGTAGGCGACAAAATCTATATATGGGCAGGAACGGATGTACTGGCAAACACACAAGGCGATTACTGGTATGGTGACAATGCTTACGAGCTTACCATCATACGCAAGCCTATTTATGATGATCTACTTCCTACTGACCTTGGCCTCAGCAACTATACTGAGCTTGCCGACATTCCTGACGAAGGAGTCATGTTGCTTTTGCAGTACGCTCTTGAGCACGGAATGCAAGCTCTTGGCAAACAACTCGACCCAGCGGTACGACAAGCGACGCAAATAACCGAACAATCATTCTTGACTTCAGTAGGCAATGTCCCAACAACCCCTGCTCAGTGACGCTGGACAGCGTATTATTGACGTATCGGCATCTTACCTTCATGTAGTGGAGATTGGTAAGAACGAACGTTTTAATGATGAAGAATATCAACGAAAACTAGCTAAAGTTGGCTGGAAGCCTGGCTATGCTTGGTGTATGTTTGATGCTAAACTTATGTGGCTAGAAGTTTACCGTGGTACAAATATGTACGACGAAGTTAACAAGGTGCTAACTGGTGGAGTAGTTGTAAGCTACCGTAAGGCAAAAGACAGTGAACTTATCAAAGTCCAACAAAAGCCTGTTGTGGGTGGAATTGTTTGTTGGAGTACAGGAAATGGACGTGGACATGCAGGGATAATTACACATATTGTCGATGACTTTACGGTGAAAACTATCGAAGGCAACACAAGTCGCGCAGGTGTGCGTGATGGAGACAAACGGATGGCTAAGCACCGTAAGTTACAGCCAACAGCCAAGCACAATGGCGATTGGCATTATCTTGGAACCATTGTCCCACCAGACTATGCCCCTCTCTCTTAAAGGTCTCGTATCTCGTCTTCAACGCACTATTGGCGATGAAGAAGGTCAGCGTATACGTCGTGCTGAACTGATAGATATTATTGAAGAAGCTATTGATGTAGTAGCATCAACAGTCAAACTTTGGGTTAACATTATTACCCTAGAACCACGCAAACTCAACGAAGATTATACTGTTGCTACGTTTGCTAACCTCGCAGCTTTACCAGTAGTACAAAACAGCACAGCGCTTGTAACTGCTGAAAGTATGCGGTATATCCGCAGAAATGGTGTGTGGGTGCCATATCCATACAATACGTTTCGCATTGAACCAGAAGCAATCCGCATGAACGCCACCCTCCAGCTGTGGAAAAACGGTCAGCAAGCATTTGAAAAGTCATACCAGTCGATCAACACAGCATATTCTACAGGGTATTTGTATCCGCAGTCAACAAACGACACTATGCGTGACAACAATGGTTTAGAGTTTACTGCACTGCGACGTGATGATGATGGCTTTACCTTTACTTTTAGCACTGATTTCCAGGCTGGCGATACCGTTACATTGATTTATCGAGCTGAAAAGCCTATATCGTTCTTGATCAGTGAGACAGTAGAAGAAGTTCCTGACGCTGTATGGAAGGCAATCTACTGGAAGTCACTGGTAAACATGCTCGAAAACCTCATGATGCAGGGAGATGATGCTGTATCAGGACGACTTAACTACGCAAAGAAAGAAGCAGATAGCGAACTAAACAATGCTAATGCTTATCTCCGCAATCTCAATAACGAAATTTCTACAATCCAAGTCCAGCCAATACGCTGGCTACCAGAATAAAGGAGTTTTTATGCCAAACAAATCAAAGGCTAATGCAGCTCAAAAGTCTGCTCTCAAGGAACGCATTATGTCGCTAATGACCGCACCACCAATGGCGGGTAGTAACGTAGCAGACCCAAATGCTACTGTTGAACCACCGATGGCACCACCTGCGCCTAAGCGTGAAATGCAAGGTCCTAATCCACCAAGTTATTATGTACCATTTGACAAGCAAGAACAGGTAAGTCGCGATCTGCGTCCTGTTGCTTACTATGAAGGTGGTCGATATAAAAGTGGTAATGATGAAGTCGATCCAAGCGATCCAAACTTCGTTTACTCCGATCAAGGGATGTACTACGAAAAGCCAACAAAGATTGTAAAAAAGGGCCAGTACGCACAAAAGAAGTAATACCATGATTGACACTAGCAAACGTATGAAGCTCAAAATGGCGCTACGTGATATCATTCGCAATATGTCAGAATCCGATTCATATGATGATTATGAAGAAGATGATGAACTTGAGGATGAGGTTATGGACAAAGGTCGATACTCAAGTAGTATGGATGGCTGTACTCATCTCGATGAGCCTTTTGTTAACGAGTTAACCAAGAAGAAAAAACGTAAGTAATGCCTACACGCAAGCTCTACATACAAGCATCATTTGAACAGGGAATGATTGATACCGTCTCGTTTGATTACGAGTACGAAGATTATGACCTTAAGTTCCAGTTGCCACAGAATCGTGGAGCATTGCTTATTGAAAATTACGATCCTTCAATAGTCCGCGGAGCGCTAACCAAACGCTATGGTTATGGATACGTACGCTCGGTAGATTGGAACATTGACGCTGGACTGGTTAGATCGGTTGGCGTTCCTGCGGGCTTTACTCAAAATGCGGTGCTTAACGTAGACATTGATCGTTACACATTGCTTATTGATCGTGACCCATTGCCAAATGGCAGTAGTAATGATGACAAGGTTACATTCTTGGGAGCTACAGCAGTTCCGTATAACAAGCCTATTGGTCAAAATGTAATTGTGTTCTTTATTCGGGACATTATTGGGTATGGAACAACTAATCAAGAACGAACGTTAGTAGTACACTATGCGACGCATATTGACAATCCTGCGCTCGTGGAGCCACGCTGGCGTAACGCGCATATTGATGGCCTTAATACTACTGGGTCCATTCGTACTACTCCTCAGCCTAGCGTTTATCCTGGTTGGAATATTCGCGGAACCTACACTGATCACTCGCGTCATGGTGGCAATCTTGTTATCACTACTGACGTTGCAGTCGATTTAGCTCCTAATAATGTAGGTACATTTAACTATTCCCAAAATTGGGTAAAAGATGAAATGTTCCCTTGTTATGTATGGACGTATTGGGACCTTCGTCGTAAGCGTGATGATGGACGTAAGTTTTGGAATATCCAAGGAACCGATCCCTTTTCAGATCTTGTGCCACCTTATGGTAGTGACAAATACAGTCAGTTCAAGGTGATGATTCCAAGTATGTCCGTTGCACGTCAATCACTTGTATCGTCGCGTAGTTACCGCACATCTAGCGTTATTACAGCTGATCCATTTGATCCTGCAGCTGGCAGTTTTTATTTTGACCCATCTATTTCGACTGTACTAACTCATGTGCCTCAAGCAGCAGTTGAAATAGTAATTATTGAGTTCAAAGGACGAGCATACAGTGTAACACCGCCAAGTTATCCTTGGGCAAAAAACTTTGTAGCACCTGAAAAGCTTACAACATCTGCTGTATGGCCTTACTTAAAAGAATATGGCACTCATATTCAAAGCATTGAGGTGCTTAGTGATATGAATCTTAGTAATGATGGCACAGGACGGTGGAACGTTTTGTATCGTAACGATAAAGGGTTTGGACGTATAGAAGTTACTAACGTTGAAATCATGCGTGGCGAACAATATCGTGATGGCAAAATCATAGCCATTAACACAAAAGAAACCAAGGTGCAAAATGCTGAGATACATTCTGATGAACAATCTATATCTGGTAAATCATTTTATTGGGTTGTAGGAGTTCAGTTACCTAATTACATTGAATCAAATAATCCACGACCATGGATGAAGGATGAAAAAATTCCTTGGGTCTGTACATTCAAAATACGTGGTGCAGAAGTAATTGCTGGTAAAGGTGTTCATGTTGTTGATGCTCCATTAGCTCCAGCATATCCTTCAATGTATTGGATACAATCTAATTGGGCGCAACGAGGTGGTACAACAGGTTCGTTATTAGGTCATGAAGATGTATCCTCATACTATGATTGGGCGTATCAACTACATGCTACAAGTGATGGCGCATTAAAACAACAATTTGCGTTGTACAAAACACAAACAACAAAGTTAAATGGGTCAAACTATCTTGTAGCAATTAATAGCGGTTATACTTGGCGAACGACTGGTATGCCAATTGTCGTCCCATCAGAACACATGTGGATGCCATCTATTACTGTAAATGGACCTGCCATATCAACTGTTGATCATGAATGGTATCCATATCCAGACTATGTGCCATATTGTTATGAGCCATTTAATCCAACAAGTGGACCATCATTTGTTGCTAATCCTGGCCAATACCAATTTGATACAAACTTTAATGCGAACTATACAGATGATAAAATATGGGTATTCAATTACTCCATAGATTTAGCGCAACGCTATTTGCCTATTGCGCCTACAGCGCCTGCTGGCACACCTTATTGGGATGGCAATAAACCTGGATATCGACGCAACCATACAGAACCTAATCTTATCTACTTTACTATAAAAGTCAAAGCTAGCGAAGTAGGAAGATTAGTAGATCTAGGTATAGAAGCGATCAATATTTACGTCGCTGAGCCAGGTGATGAATCACAATTCCGTTCAGTAGGTCTGCAAAACATATCTGATCCATTGCCAGGGATTTATATGAAGCCTGCGACAACAGAGTTTGAAGATTACACAAAATACCGACTGATCAAATCACACGTTTTAGACGGCAATGGTGAACCATTGTACAATGCTACAACTGGCAGTGTTGACGTTAACAAGTGGAAAGACAATTACACTGGAGCGCCAGTAGCAACAAACGCTTGGTTGGCATTGCCAGATGGTTTTGGTGGTGTTGCATCGTATATAAGCGTAGGACAAAACATTGACAAATCTGTTCCACCAACAATAGATTGTAATCTTACACCAGATTTTCTTTTGTGGGATTATCCAGCTACCAGCACACCGTTGCAGCTAAACTCATCAGGCAAATATTGGCAGGGTATTGGTGCTCGATGTGTGACAAACATCAAAGGACGTACGTTTCTTGGTGGCTGTATTGACAAGTATGGTGAAGAAGAGCAAGCTATCATTCGCTACAGCGACATTCAAAGTGGTGTGATTTCCCTTGACATCTTTAGCGAAGAAAACTATCTCAAGGTAGGTGGTATGCCCCATACGGCTATTACTGAATACCGTGAGCAACTGTGGACGTTTAGCCGTCATGAATGCCATCGTATTCAAATGCCAACTATTGGAGATGTGGCTACGTGGGAATACCTTGATAAGATACCCGGTCAGGGTACTTTTAGCCCTAAGACGGTGGTTACTACACCCGATGGGGTGTTTTGGTGTAACGAGTCTGGTGTGTGGCTATCTGATGGTCGTATGCCTAGCAACATTGCTGAGCCAGTATTGACATACTACAAAGCAATGGCAACAGACAACCCACCGTATTATGCTACACAGATTTCATTGCCACGATTCCCTTACAACGACGAGGGGTATAACCCATATCTCGAAGTAAGCTATGATGAGTCACGTAACGAACTTGTTGTGTCATCGCCAGCTATGTCCTTTACAACTGTTGGCGATATGGGTCAAGTACCAAATGCACAAACACCTGAGCAAGAATACCGTTTGATTTACAGCTTTAGTAGCAAAACATGGCGCGTGGAGTATATTGACCTGCCTACATTTGGGCAGCCAATCAATGTATTTGACAAAACTGGTACGCGAGAGTTTTTCTAATGAGCAGCTTCCAACATTGGTCATCTAATAACAGACCGTACACCCATTCTAAACGTGGGCGTATGAAGTTTAATATTGGTAAGCATACATCACCAAAGGTCTATCGTCGTACAAGTCATGCTACGCTCAAAGCTAAAACGGTATTGTTTCAGCCACGAGCTAACTTCCGTTACGACGAGTATTATACCAATGTAGCTGTTGGCGATGTTTACTATACAACAACGCTTCCATCTGGTACACGTTATTATCCATTTCGTGAGATTCCTGGTCGTGTAGTAACACACGCTATTGGAGATGGTGAGTCAGACAGCATTCTTAGTAAGATTGTACTTGACGCTCAATATGACACTCGGAACTATCTTGGATACCGCTATTTCAATGCTACTACAGCTCCTCTTTCTGCTGCTGATCCTGTGGTTAGGTTTGAGGCGCGCTCGACAACATATGCAGGGGAAACGCCTACGTTAGTATTTGATCTTGTTGCATTGAACATGAACGCACAAGGTGGTGTAAATCCATTTACAACGCGCATAGAGACACCAGGTGGCACGACAGTATCGCCAGACGATATTAATGCTACCCGTGAGTCTTTGGTGCTTGTATGCCCATTTACAAAGTATCGTCGTGGACGCATCACTATTGAAAGCGCTCATTACCTTACAAGCATCCGTTCTGTTCAAGTTATGTCAAGCGAGCACCAGCGTAAGACATACGGATGAAAACTGGATGGAGACATAATGACCCACAAACCCAGCGTGAATTTGAGCGGTTTCGTAGGGCTTCTACAGTTACAACTGAAACTACAGAAGCAGCATCTACAACAGCTGGAGGGACTACCACTACGACAACAGGTGGTGGCACAACTACTATTATTACAAATCCGCCTAGCTCTACCTATTTTGAGCTGGATGCAATATCGCCTTACCAAACTTGCCAAGTAACGATTGAAAATACTGGAACTAAGGCGTTCCTTACAATTGATCGGTTTTTGACAGTAGGAGTAGACGGTCTTGATATTCTTACTCGGTTATCGCCTACATTGGGTACTGGCATAACCAATACGGTTAAGCGGATTAACTTTGTTAGCGGATCAAATGTTGTTCTCAATGGGAGCAACTTTGCTGACGATGAAGTAACAGTTACAATCAATGCAAGCGTAACTGGTGGTGGTGGCGGTAGTATGTCATCGTGGTATGTACGTACAAACGCAGATGCATCTGAACAGATTAGTGACGCTGAAACGGTCACGTTTAACAATGGCGAAACGACATATTGGTCGCGGGTAGGTAATACGCTTACTGTTGAGCGTCCGTTAACTATCAAAGATGATGGCGTAGCTGTTGGCGATGATAACGTTATCGCTATCAATTACGACTCTAATAGTGCAACTGGAACAAGCTTTATTGAGTGGGAGGTACTTGATATAGGTGGTGGGGAGCGTCGTGTACGAGGCAAGTATAATGCTGGGGCTGGTTCCTACTATTGGAATATCCAAGCTAACGGTGGAGTTACCGAACAGGTAAACAACACTGATACGGTCAATTTTACAGCATCAGGTAGCCTTGTAGTTACGCGCACGGGCAAGACAATCAATTACTCGTACACACAGCCAGCAGCATATACATGGATAGCAAGCAACGGCGTATTGACAGCTACAGTTACTACAGGAGAAACAGTAGTATGGCAAGGTAGCAACGGAGTTGTGGTCAACTTTAACACAGGCACACAAACCTTTACAATTGACCGTGCTTTACAAATACAAGACGACAGCGTTAATGTAGGGGATGCTGCTGCCGTATTGCTCAACTATGACTCTAATGGAGCTACAGGGACCAATTACATCGAATGGGAAGTTGCAGACACAGGTAGTGGGCAGCGTCGCATTCGGGGTAAGTATAACCCTGGGGCTGGTGGAGCATACTCGTGGTATTTAGTAGCCACAGGAACGGCTGGTAGCGAAGAAATTACCAATACAGAGCAGGCAATTTTTACTGGACGTAATGGTATTGCTGTCACACGTGTTAACAACCAGATCTTTATCGAACGTAGTACTATTGATCCTGGTGGAGGTAGTTCCACATCTAAACGCACGTTGACAGGAGAAGCTATCTTTAGCTTTACAGCACCTGACTATACAGGTTCACAGCCTCCATATCGTTATGGTACACGTCAGTATGTAGACATTGTACATAACTGGAACCTTAGCAACCTGAACAATTTTCACCTCGAACTGGTAGATCGCG